GACGGCCCGCTTAGACGGTGGGAGGCTGCAAGTTCGAATCTTGCTACTCAGACAGAAAACTTTAAACATCAAAACCAACCAATCTCCCAAAATGTTTTACTTTTATTACTAGATGTGTTATAATAAACACATACCAAATAAGGAATTTATGAAAAGTTCAAATAATTGAAACAATATAATCAGTGAAAACAGCAACGAGAGCTGGACGAACACTCTAAAAATCGTGCAATGGGCGTACAGTAGGAAGGAGACTCCTTTTGTGGAGTTGAATAAATCTGGTCAGGGTTCGACCCTGACATAGAATGATCATTGGAAGATATGATCAGTCTATTCTAAAATGTACCAGAACCGACATGGGGTGCAGCACCCGCGGCTTGTACATTTTAGAATAGAATTTGGTTCCCATCCCCGCTAGCAGTCTGTAAAACTGCCGTCTAAAAATAAGTGGGTGGTTGGACAAGAGGATCGTAACCTCGGGGGACCACCAAATTATATCGCGTTCGACTTCGGGTGAGGTCAGCAGCCTTTCACGCTGCGTAGACGGGTTCGAGCCCCGTACGCGATGCCAAATATGCCCTCGTAACCCAATTGGTATGAGGTACTTCGCTTAGAACGAAGGTCGTGCAGGTTCGAATCCAGCCGAGGGTACCAACTAAAAGACAAAGATCCAGTAAGGATCTTATAACTCAGTAACCTGGTAAAGGCGAACAGTACTTGAATCAACAAGGTCCAAAATTTATGCGATTGTGGTGGAATAAGGTATACACACCAGACTCAAAATCTGACGTCTTCGGGCATATCGGTTCGATCCCGATCAGTCGCACATCTCATTCGAAGTTCGAACCTTATAAATAAGTACATGGAGAAAACTATGTACTGTATAATTTATAAGATTACAAACAAAATAAATAGCAAGATATATATCGGGGCACATAAGACTAAAAATCTCGATGACGGATATATGGGCTCAGGAAAGTATCTAAAGAGTTCTATTAAAAAACATGGCTTAGATAACTTTTATAAGGAAGTTCTCTTTGTTTTTGAGACTGTAGAATCAATGTATGCTAAAGAAGCAGAACTAGTTAATGAAGAGTTCTTGGCTGAAGCCAATACATACAATCTAAAGCTTGGTGGTCAAGGAGGTTGGGGATATGCAAACCTAAATTACTCTTATGATACTAGAGTTAGAGCCGCAGATGCCGCTAATTTAGTCATAGGTGAAAAATACCAGTCCGACCCAATATTCAAAGAAAAAATGAGTAAGATGGCGACTGATCGGAATAATAAAAGAGTTAGAAATGGTGAAAAACTATTTGGCGATAAGCGCCATACATTCAAAGGAATCAGTCATTCCTCTATATCAAAAAAAATTATTGGAGAAAAGGCCGCGATAAGCCAACTTGGCGCAGGTAATTCCCAATTTGGGACAATGTGGATAACCAATGGTATCCATAGCATGAAAATTAAGAATAATTGTGATATTCCAATTGGATATCATAAGGGTAGAAAAATGAAAATTTTAGCCGCAGAATCCGATCAGTAGAAACTGATTTAATCAGAGTATGGGATAAAAGTAGTCCTCTAGTTTTGGAAACTAGAAGCCCAGGGGCGGTACCTGGTACTCTGACCAATTTAAGAATGTTTTGCTCCGCAGAATCCGAGCATGGCGCATGGACGTGACTGTTAATCACTGACTAGTCTGGTTCGATCCCAGAGTGCGGAGCAAAACATTCTAAACCTAGAGAACTTAGGTGTGACGTTATCATAAAAGTAATGACCTGGACTGTGAATCCGGTTAAACGGGAGCGTTACCCGTACGTCACCCCTAAGTTTTTTATCAATTACAACATGACCTGAAATGTTTTCGGACTGACTCTAGTGAGTTGGAGTAGGTGGTTCGATTCCACCCAGGTGTACTTTTTTGCCTTGTAAGTGTTGGTGATTACATTTCTGACTTCCACTCAGACGTATCCGGTTTGATTCCGGAACAAGGCTCCATTTATACATTATCAACTTCGCCGGATTCGCCTATTGAGATGGCAACTGTTTTGTAAGCAGTCGAGAAATCAGAGGGTGTTTGATTCACCCATCCGGCACCATTTTTAATCCGTTGGCCGAGAAGTTAAGGCATTGGTCTGCAAAACCAATTAGATCGGGGCGGTTCCGATACGGATTTCCATTAATAAGCGAATAGGGACTGCATGGTGTGGTCGCTTGCCTGTCACGCAAGATATTCAGAGGGGATCGTTACCCCTTATTCGCGCCAATTTGCCGCTTCAGCTAATCAGGTGAAAGCGTCGGTCTGAAGAACCGAAGAGACTGGTTCGATACCAGTAGGCGGCACCAACTTTTTATAGATATTCTACATGGCGCCATGGCCAGAATGTTAACATGGTTATCTATAAAATTCATTTATGCCTGGTAGTCCGAATAGTGAGGGAGCGTTTTGATAAAGCGTTTGAAGTAGGAGCATAACCTACACCAGGTACCAATTTTTGGGATTGTAACTTAAAGGTAAAGTAACGGACTTTTAATCCGTAGAAGAAGGGTCAGTACCTTCCAGTCCCACCAAAAACATGTCGTATGTAGCTCAGCGGCCAAGAGCAGCCCAAGTGTGGGAAGGTCCCCAGGTTCGAATCCTGGCATACGACTCCAAATTTATACATCACGATTGTGAAAGCAGCATGTAGGATTCCAAATCCTTACGGACGGGGAGCGTTACCTCGGTGGTGTGCCATATATAGATTATTGCGGGAAAATCGATTGGAGCAGATACTACTCTTTGAAAGTAGGTGATTGGGTTCGATTCCCAAGCCCGCTGCCATCCTTAACTTAGAACAAATATGATTGAAGTACTTACAAAATTTAACCCATACGCTTTTATTAATCCTACTACTGAAGAGGAATATTACAATTTGGTGAATGAAGCCATTCGAATGATCGATGAACTAAATACCGACTTAGATGAGACAACTAACTATCTCGATTCTGGCTTATAATGATGCTTGATAACACTATTAAATCGCAACTAAAAACGTATCTAAAATTGCTTCGCCAACCAATTAAGCTGGTTGCATCCTCAAATGCGACCGTAGAAATGCTTGAGTTTCTAGACGATATTGCCAGCTTGTCTAATAAGATTACAGTTGAGAATTATTCCCAGGATAAAAGCCTGGCGTCATTTACGATCCAATCAGAGGCTGTAACATCGGGTGTTCGCTTTGCGGCACTTCCAGTAGGCCAACTTTTAACACCAATGATTTTGGCCATGCTTTGGACTGGTGGCCACCCGCCGGTATATTCTGAAAAACTTATTCAGAATATTAAAGACATTAACCTAGACCACGACTTCGATATCTATGTCAGTCAATCCTGCCCAAATGGCCCAAGTGTAATCGAAGCGCTAGCCTTAATGTGTGTTTTAAATCCCAAGATTACAGTAACTGTAATCGATGGTGCATTATTCACAGAAGATATCGAATTCTTAGGTATCGAAGTTGTGCCTACAATCCATCATAACAACGACTTTTTTACCCAGGGGCGTATGACTCTAGAAGAAATTTTAGCCAAATTGAACTGATTGTTGCTTTGGGTAGCGACCTGCATTAACTGGTTTTCACCGTTGAGAGTCCTCACAAATGAATTGTAAATAATAAATGAATGATACGGCTCTAGATGAACTTGAATTTCAAGTTCATCTAGAAATAGGTGATAGTTCGAGTCTACTACTTTCCTCACTTTAAATAAAAATCTAGGCTTAATTTTTAACTATGACCAAATTTAAAGTTTATAATAAGTTGCATCTTACGGATCAACAATTAGCAAGCGCTTGTTTAACATTTAATCACAGCTTTGGACTCAGGACTGAGGAGCAGCAAAAATCTTTGCCCGCCATGGCGCGAAGCTGGGAAGATGCCTTCCACAAAGAGCTTGAGAACCCAAGAGACTAAGTTTTACTTTTATTCTGGTCTGTGGTATAATATATACATACCAAGAGGATTAGAACAGTACCCCAGGATTCATTAGATGATACACAGAGACATAGCTCCAGTAAAACGGAGAAGCATGGTGGTTATCGTGTATCATCTAATAAATCTTGAAAGCTAAGTTTTACTTTTATTCTGGTCTGTGTTATAATAACTTATGAATACAAAAAACCTCACCCAAGAACAGCGTAAAATTATTTCAACCATGGAACACGCAATGTTCAAAATGTCTTCGGCTATCGAATCTCTTGATGAACTCTCCAAAATGGGTGCTCTGAGCTCCCATATGTTCTCGACCAAGAAAATGCTCGAAGATGCCGTCGAACAGCTTGAGTTCGACCAGCGTGAAATTTGGAATCAAGTCTGATTTTACTTTTATTGTTGGATATGTTATAATAAACACATACCAAGGGGATTGAAACAGAATTCGTTATTTTTAAGAAGATTCGATCAGCAACCGTTTCGCACTGCTTTCGGTCAATGTTTTAGTGAATTTTCTTAAAAATGGTATATAGAGACATAGCTCCCGTAAGACGGAGAAGCATGGTGGTTATCATGTATCATCTTATGAATCCCGACAATATGCTCTACAAAGGCACACGATAGGGAATTCATTTGCGAGGATTCTCAGACGCCAAGGGACCACACCTAAACGTGTTATCCTGCGGCGCTTTGGGGAGGGGAACAGTCAATGCGGTCCCCACCGTCTGGCTTATATTTGAGAATCCTCACAAATGAATTGTAAATAATATATGGAGGCGCAACCCAACTGGCGATGGGACTGCACTTGAAATGCAACGAGCTGCTAATACCAGCCTTGGGAGTTCGACTCTACCCCGCCTCCGCCAAAATTCGGACAAACTGAGAGATTGCCTGTTGCTGGCATGAGAGCACCATAGCATGGCGCAAAATGAAGGTTTAATTCCTTCATTGTCCACCAAAATTAAGGCAATAAGACGCGAACGGCAAGACCGTCGTATGAGCCCTAAGATATAGAACATGACAGAAGGTGCTTGGCTGAGAAGTTAGACCAAAATTAGTTTCCAAAGCCTGTATCCAGGTCCCGCAACATGGGAAACGTTGCTCTGCGACTCCGGCAATCTGTAAGGGGAGGGTGCAGTTTCAGCCTGAAGTGAACTCGCAGGATAACCAACCTGCTCATAAAAAAAGGATATGCTGATGGGTAAGCCATAAGTCGTTCGTGTATGGAAAGCAAGGGCGCAGTAATTTAAAAAGTTTTTGTCTGGTAGCAGTCGCTGGCCAGCCCTGAGATATACGGATCGTCTATCGGTATATCTAACATAGGGTCAGTTCTCCCAAGAATAAGATGACGTGAGGGGAGAATCCAGACAAATTTATTATGGACAATGACCGGAAATACAATCTGTGCGGCCCGAGTGCGCAATTTATTGCTGGACAGCATAGGCTTAGAGGTTCTATACCATGAGTATAGAGGTTGACATGGGTATACACTCGACTTCGTTTTATTTGTGATAGAAGATGATAGTACACCCCACCAAATTTGCTCTTATAGTTCAATGATAGAATGCCGCTGTGGTATGGCGGATATCAAGGTTTGATTCCTTGTGGGAGCACCATTTTTGCGCCTTTACGACAACTGGAATAGTCTCATAGTCTTCGAAACTGTGAATGTGGGTTCAAATCCCATGGGGCGCATCATAATATCCGTCGATATGCCGCTTGCCTTCTAAGCAAGAGAAAGCTAACTGGATTCATGCAGGTTCGACTCCTGCTCGACGGGCCACGCCATTTTTATTTTTGCCCAGGTACGCTATTTGGTACCGCGGACTGATTCAGAATCAGTTGTTTTTGTGGGTTCGACTCCCATCCTGGGTACCATTCTTTAGTGGCATAGCATAGCGGCTAATGCGGTTTCTTCATATGTAACAGATCGTGGGTTCGAGTCCCACTGCCACTACCAATTTTCACTGTAAGGCTTGGTGCCCGGATCGCGCATCCGAAGATACGTGTTCGATTCCGTACAACTGGACGTTCTGGGTTCGAGTCCCGGTGCAGTGAAAATTTTTCTGGAGAGTAAATCAGTCGGGGACTGAGACTGTCTGCTAAACAGTGCGACCTGGCAACAGGTTTCGGTTCGAGTCCGATGCTCTCCTCCAAACTTTACTTTTATTCCTAGATGTGATATAATAACTTATCAACACGGAAATATCATGACTGAACTTGTTAAGCCGGTTATTCTCGTTATTATTATTGGTAATCAATGAACTGGTTAATAATTGGTAGTGTTGCTGTTAAGCATTGGTTTCCAGATGCTCGTGTACCAACTGATATTGATATTCTTACTCCAGTAAAGATAACTGGTAACGTAAGTAATATCTGTGTGGTAGATTCACAGTGGCATAATGCAGCAGAATACCTAATCAGTATCAATAAAGACTCTACATTTGCTGACCCTGATGTGTTGTATACCTTAAAAGTATCACATGCTCAATGGAACATCAAATGGGATAAAACCATGTACGACATTGAATTCTTAAAAAGAAAAGGTTGTACTCTTATTCCTGACTTGCATTCTAAACTGGTTAAGGTTTGGACTGAGACTCATGGCAAAAAGCATGTTAATATGTCAAAGCCAATGATTGACTTTTTCAGTGACGACGTAAAAAGAGAATATGACCACGAAAAGTTACATGAGTTAGTCGCATTTTATGATCGGCCTATTCATGAACGATTGAGGGAAGATCACAATACGGCATGGTGTTCAAAGGAGTTATTCTTTAAAATGACCCTCGAAGATCAATGTCTCTGTGTATTAGAGGAAATGTTAGTAACTGCAATTGAACGAAGTAAGCTCACAGTAAATAGTAAGATGAGCGAAAAACTAGGTGCAATGTCGAAGGGTTACTTTCAGCTGGCAACATCGATGACAACCGGTTGGTTCGCTCTATTCTTAATTGAGCACCGACAAACTTTATTATTTGAAAAGAGAAACACATGGTTAACAAACTTGAATACAGCACTGAAACACTTGTCCAGCTAGCACTTGACGATCCCGGACTTTTTCTTGAAACCTTTGTCAAATTGCTTGATCCAATAGTTTACGCCACCGATCATTACGGGTCAGATAATTATCATGGCTACCTGGAACAATTGGAGACCGATCAATCATTTGCTGGAATCTATGTTAAACTAGTTCATTCCGAAGGTGATTGTGAAGGCGGCGGAGATCATTCTGAGCACATTTGGTCAGTCGGTTTTAATGGAGTACCACCATTTGCTTTTATTAAGATTACTGGCTTTTACAGTTCTCATAATGGAACAGAATGGGATGATCTAAGTAGTGCCGTTCTAGTTTATCCACGACAAGTAATGGTCACCCAATATTTTAAAGATAAAGAATGACTTTAAAGACGATCTACTAGGTACAGTAATTAAACTCATCGCAGAAGATAATGAGCGCGACTTTCCCTTTGGCCCCAGTGTTAATAGAATCGAGGGTCTGAGCCTAAACTGTGTGTATGATGAAAGTGCGGGTGATGGTAATGAATGCGTTCGAGTAACAGAAATTTGTGTTGATGATGCATTTATTGGACATATCAGAACCATTGGTACTTACAGCTCATGGGGTAATAGCACCTGGTACCCAGAAGAAACTACATTGGTTAATTTGGTATCAACGATAGTTAACGTCTGGGTAAATGCCGATGGGTCTGAACATCATAAACACAAAATGAATTTTTAAATAACAAATATGCGCGAGTATGCCGCTTGCCTTCTAAGCAAGAGAAAGCTAACTGGACTCATACAGGTTCGAATCCTGTCTCGCGCGCCATCTATTACGGAGCATATATGCAAATTCTAGGTCTTGATGTGGCGGGCCATCCACGAAAATGGCTATCAGTAGAAGATGCTATCACATATCATGCTAAGGATCAGGTCGCATGGTCATTAGGTGATATTGTTTTCAGGGCTCGAGGTGGATATCAGAGTTCTGGTAGACAGAGTATTATTGAAACCGCATCGATAATATCTATTCGCTCTACTAAGTTTGATGTTAGAGATAGAAAAGTTCCGGTGAGTAACCAGACACTATTTTCTCGAGATCGTTGGAATTGTGCTTACTGCGGGCTGACATTCAAGGCTAGTCAATTATCTAGGGACCATATTATCCCAAAAAGTAGGGGTGGACTTGATGTATGGCAAAATATTATTTGTTCCTGCAAGTGGTGTAATAACAAGAAGGATAATAGGACTCCAGAGGAAGCAGACATGCCATTGCTGTTCCTACCCTATTTGCCGGCATTCGGAGAAAAGATTATTTTAGAGGGTAGGAATATTCTTGGCGATCAACTAGACTTTCTGAAAAAAACTCTACCGAAAAATTCTCGCTGCCACTAACACAAGGTCCCTCCGGGGACCTTTTTAGTTTTTACTTTTATCCTGGGTCGTGTTATAATAATTTATCAACAAGGAAACATCATAAACACAGACTTCTACGCCACAACAGACCCCGCTTTCGATCCCGGCGAACGCTGGATCGATTCTTCAATGAGCCCTGTGTTTATTGTGCGAGTTGAAAAATATCCAGGTAGCCCTAGTGAATACAGTTCAAACTATGGCGTTATCTATCTCCAAGCAGATGGTTCATACCATGATAAAGACGCCTGGAGCTTCCAGGTCCGATATAACCACACACCAACTCCAAAATGAAACAAGCACTCGTTAACTTTAAAATTCTGTCTCAGGGTGATGTTAAAATGTCACATGACTTCGGTTACATGGCTGTAGGCAATGATGATTGTGTTTGTTTCTTTATTGATCCGGTAGAGAAAGCGTATATCGAAGCTAGTTCTTCGGATGAAAATGACTGTCCGATCATTTATCTTTCTACAGAAGACGCCGAGGATTACACGACATTGGTTTTTCCCGACCACAAAGGTTGGGGATTCCATGCCGGTGGGTGTGGTAAAAGTATTGCTATTGCCCTTGTTCGACGTGTAGCCGAGTCAGCATGAGGAATAATCCTAATAAAGATAGTCGCAGTCTGTATCGGCGTTTGCATGATGCTGGTATTCCTATTGATAATCATCACAGTGATTTATATTTCCCATATAATTCTACGACTATAGCAATTGTAAATCAAGCCATCTCAGATGGAGTACTACACAAAAAACCGACATTATTTCAAGATAAAGTTAGTAACTCTATTTGGAGCGATGCGATGTCTCAATATGACCCTTTCTGGGAAGTATCCCGTCTATCTGTAACTAATGCCGAAAGCAATCATGACTGATTATCGAGTAAAAATCTATAAACAAGACAAACGACATAACTCTGGTGAGCGTCTTGAAGTAACATATGACTATCTAGCTCAAACTGATGAAATGTTTCAGATGGTATTACTTGATCTTAAAATCAACAAGCTATTCACTGAGGAATTTGGCTACCGAATCCAGTATTATCCAAGCAGAATCGTAGTGAGAAACCTCATGTCTGGCGAGCCTGTGGAACTTGATGCTGATACTCCCTGGAGCTGCCGCCCGGATTCCGAAACTTACTGGAGCATGTAATGATCAAATATGTTGATTGGCTTTTCAATGGCGATGGTTGGGAAAATCGTAAAATTGTAATATTTTTATTTGTAGTTCTTGCAATTTTTCTTACCATAAACATAATTTTACTAGTCGTAATTTATGTACCACTTGTGGAGACTGCTATTATTACCACGATTGTAATAGGCACAGTATTCTATCGCAGCTTCAAGGAATATAAAAAATCATGATCAAATATGCCGATTGGCGCCTGGTGCGCAATGGTCTGGAATAACCAACTAGAACCCACCATGATTCCGCTCTATACTCTACCAAGCCAAAAGTAGTTTTTACTTTTATTCTGTGGCGTGATATAATAACTTATGAACCCAGAATACACCCACATTGAAGAACTTGATATGATCTACAGCGAGATGTACAAAGGCTTACACGGCTTCGAGCATAGATCCATCAAATTCTCTTCGGTAGAAGAAGGTCAGGCAGCCTTGGCCAAACTCGGTGTTGCTCTCGAAGCTCAAATGAAAAAAGAAGAAGAGGCTGAAAAATCCGCAATCATAAAATTCGAGGCCTTGATCTTGAACTTGATTAACTGCGGGGCAAAAACTCGGGAGACCGCAATTTTCTGGTTGAACGACGAGGAGACTGAAAGCGATATGGAATGTCTTGCCTACAAGCATGGTCTCCCATACGGCTACTTCGGTCGGTAACTTTTATCCAAAGTTGTGATATAATAACTTATCAACAAGGAAACATGATGACAAAAAACGATTCCCAAGATAATTTCCCATTCGTTCGCAAGCCGATGAGCCCACGAGTTATGGAAATTGCCAGAGATGCCGGTTTTTTTCTACCAGAAGTTTGGAGCAATGAGGACTCACACTGTTTGCAACTGTTTTCCAATATCATTCTCGAGCGCTGCTCCGAAATTGTTCGGGATGTACTCAGAGACGATTTATCCAACCTGTCATATGAGGACGCGTCCCTTCTACAGGACAGAATCAGAAATTACCTAAAATGACTGAAGCAACATTGACCCAGCTAGAAACTCTTCAAGAGAGCACCGAATATGCTGACTTTCTTATGTGTAATTGCGCCGATCGCATTATCTGCAATGGTGCTACCCTTCTAGATGCAATTGAGGATGGTCATATGTTCGATGAATTCCTGACCTCCATTGGGCTAATTTCTTCTTAAGGATTAATATGACTGATATGAGTCTCTTTACTTGTGTTCTTGGATCTGTTGCTGGCTGGAATATGCAACAACCACTTTGGCTGGGATATATTCGGGGTCTTTTAAAAGAACTACTGAATAAATAAAAAATAATAACTAGTAAATTAAGTAGGCCTATAACCCGAAAACACTAGTAACCAAACATACCCACGGGCGCAATAGTGGTAGATGCCCCAGCTTCATAAGCTGGTGATAGTCGGTTCGAACCCGACACGTGGGACCAATATAAAAGCATATTCTTACTGTAACTGATTAATTATTCCAGACAGTTCATGAATATGCTTTTTGTCGATTACTAGAAGTTTTTTATTATGCAAGTGTTTAGAACTCTTCCCAAAAAAGTAGTCGTCGCTTTATCTGGCGGCTCTGACTCAATGGCATGCCTTCATTATTTCTTAGACAAAGGATATGATGTTTCTGCGGCACATTACATTCATTTCAACAGTTTGTCAGCAGAGCCTGAACACGAATTTGTTCAAAAAACCTGCTCTAATCTAGGTGTCAAGCTGTTTGTTGAAAAACAAGACTCTAAGAATGTAATGCAGAGTAATGAAGAATTCTGGCGTAATGGCCGATACAAATTTTTCAGAAAATTGTCCACTCCGGTAATAACAGGTCATACTCTTAATGATGTGGTCGAGTGGTATCTTTATTCAGCAATGAATGGAAAGGGTTACCTAATGGACTATTCCCACGGAAATGTTGTCAGACCATTTTTTCTAGAGCGAAAAGAAACCCTGTTAAAAATTCTAATCGACAAACAGTTAGCATGGTACGAAGATCCATCAAATACAGATGTTGAGTTTTGTAAACGAAATAAAGTTAGACACGATCTACTACCGGTGGCACTATCAGTTAATCCTGGTTTGTTTACCATGATTAAAAGAATGGCGATTGAAAAATATAGGGGACTTTAAAATGGGCTTAGGCTCATTTTTTTGGTCTGAATAATGTACAAACTATTACACTTCGGTAACGTTGTTTATTTCAGGGTAAAGTTTTTCTGGATATAATAGATTATGTTCCCCAGTTGTTGGTTGTTCGGAAGATGTTTATAGTCTAGTCTTGCAAGCTAGCTATGCATTATTAGTGGCCCTGAGACTGACTTAGTCGCTGTCTAAGCGTGTCTGTGAAGAAGACGGTAGAGTCATATTACTCACGTGAGCCTGTGCTTAGAGTGATTTTACTTTTATTAAGGTCTGTGATGTAATAACTTATCAACAAGGAAACACGATGCAACTCGAAAAAATCTCCAAAGCAAATCAGCCACTCATGATCGGTGCTCTCTGGTCTCTCATGCGTGAAGCTGAAGAAGCCGCCCGTGATTCTGGAAATGGTTTTGATAAAAGTCAGGTCGAGAGTTATTACAGGCTCTGGAATAATGTTACCGGTGATGACAAAGTTCCATTCTGGATGAAAGCAAAATGAAACACAATATTTACCCCTTTCACGTAAAATCATCGAATAATTTTCCTTCTCAGCTTGTCCTTGCTATCTGGAAGCGTGTGAGAAAACAGATTAAATCAGAAATATTTTGGTATAGTGTTGATCTCAGTGTGACTTCAGAAGATTCTGTTATTCTCAGGATCTACGATATGAAAGACATGACTTATGGTGGTACCGGCGACAGCATTCTAAGTCTGGTGGTAAATGAGTTTACTTTGTGGGAGATGACCGAACTCAAAAAGGAAATTCTAAAGCAACAGTTGGTCTATTCTAAAAATTATGTAGAACAACAAGACCGACTTGTATTGAAAGCAAGAATTCAAATCACAATGACTGAACTATTCAGTAAAAATGATTAAAGATACCATGAGCAAACTAGATAATGTTAAGCCTCTCAATTAGTCATTTCACTGGGGTACAGCAAATAACTCTAAGTATCTGAGGCTTAGGAATAGAACGGAGGCAGAAGCCTTTAGGGTTGCTGGTGAAGCTGGGTGGGTAAAGCCACGTTGGTATCGCCCGAGTACTTGGTCAAGCGCAGTGTTCAGGAGTTAATCGGTCTGAGTTTTACTTTTATTCTGGTCTGTGTTATGATGACTTATGAACAAAAAATCTGATGGTGTGCAAGAAATAGTTCGGTGGATGAACGAACAGATCAAGCTCCAAAAAGAGCGTGTTGTCAAGGCAGAAAATGCCCCCTCCTTTTCATACGATCAAGGTGAGTTTCTTTATAGACACCGAGAGGAAGAAACCACCCGACTTAGAACTATGGTCGAATGGAAAATTAGTACTGAAAAGTATATGAAGAAACTGCGCCACCAAGCCGAGTAAGAGATAAAATTTTACTTTTATTCTAGCTTGTGTTATAATAGTCCTTTAACACAAGCCTCTTTATGAAATATCTGACTCTGAACAACTCACTTGCAGTTTTTTCCCTGGCATGCAACGTGGTAGGTTCTGTTCTACTCGCGGCTAATACCGGTCATATGGCATTAGGCTATATGTTTTTTATCACGGGTGTGATACCGGGAACCTATCTGTTGCTAATTTCTAGTGTTAACAAAATTCTAGTCATAACAAACGTTTACTTTTTCGCAATCAATATCTTCGGTCTATATCGTCATTGGTGAAATTATGCTAACATATCTAATCATCGGTAGAGTATACAATTGGAAATATCAGAAAGACTATATAATCTATCTTGGTAAAAAGGGGTTCTGGCACCAATTCAAAAAGATCAGTGATCCGCGACCTGTCTGGTGTGAAATTCTGGATGAAGATATCCCTAAATTAGAAGAATCAGACTCACACATTCGCCATGAGATATTTAGAGAAGAGTTACGTACAGAAATAAGTAAAATATACGTGGACTTTATAGCAGAGAATGCGGGTGAGCCTTTAGACAAGCCTACAATAGATAAACTTTTTATTGTAATGAATAGCTGTGTAAAGGACGTACTTTCACGCACAGTTGAGGACTTTACATATAAAGTGATCTGTGACCACACAAACAATACTCCTGAAACTCTCAACCGCTCAGAACTTCATGTGTCAATTGATCTTATTACAGAACCGCACGGTCCAAACATGTTAGATCTGCTAGTATTCTAAACTTTACGGAAGAGTAAATAATGAACATTTTATATCTTGATTCTGACCACGTACTCAATTCTTCCTATCACAATAACAAACGTTTACTTTTTCGCAATACATATCTTCGGTCTACATCGTCATTGGTAATATATCATGAGTAATTTTACACTTATCTGTCTGAGGGCCAGCGACAATTACAATAATTGGGGTGAGCTTATCGCCGGCAACTCTGTGGAGATACAGTTTTTTAGGCAAGATCAAATGCATAATGCTGTACTAATCTGGGCTGAGGCCGAATTCCATGGGCGCTTTAGTAGCATTGATTTCCTGATCGATGGAATACCCGAAGAAAAAATGAATCCCGATGAATTAGTAAAATGGGATTTTCTTTTTAATCAGCAACAAAAACTTTTTGTCTTAATGACCAGACAAAAAGAGGCCGAGGATCTGATGGAAGCAGCAAAAGCCGAAGACGAACTTATTGCAGAAGAGCTACTGTTGGCTGAAAATAATTATAAAACTGCTCTGCTAAATTATCATAAGTTGCAAATCAAACTTGGTTTGATGTAAATAACTAATATGTGGAGGTAGTTCAGTAGTGTTGACTTAAATAGTGCAGAGACCCGCATCAAATTTTTAACTCGCGTTAGCTCAGCTAGATAGAGCAAAATTCTCCTAAAGTTTAGGTCACTGGTGCAAATCCAGTACGCGAGACCATATTGAGATCATGCAGTTGGATTAGATACTATCCTGGCAAAGGCGAAGCGACCCACGGGTGTTAAATATCGAAGCGCTTCTTAATGATAATTTGTGCAGCCTACTGCTTTTATATACTTTATTATGAACAAAATGTGGAAAATCTGGGCCAAAAGTCTAGGTGAAAAATCCGGTGCGACAGATGCAGAGTCTGATCGCATCGCTTTAGTTAGAACTGCTATTCTTTCAATATATATTATTACAAACCTGTTTATTGTAGCAGGAGTGATACGACAATGGTAACCTAATTATGCTAGACAACAAACTTAAACTTATTTTAGAAAAAGAAAAAATCAGGCAAGATACTACGGTTGAACTAATCGCAAGTGAAAACTTTACCAGTCAGGCCGTAATGGATCTTTGTGGTAGCATTTTTACCAACAAGTACGCCGAAGGCCTGCCTGGCAAACGTTACTATAATGGCTGTGAATATGTAGATGATATCGAGACACTGGCTATTGATTATGCCACTGAGCTTTTCAATTGTGGCTATGCTAATGTCCAACCACATTCTGGCGCCAATGCAAACCTGGCTGTATTTAAAGCATTCCTTACTCCTGGTGATGTTATCGTTGGTATGGACCTATCAAGTGGTGGTCATTTAAGTCACGGTTCCAGTGTCAATGTTAGTGGTGCTTGGTTTACTCAGGTTAGCTATGGTGTTGATTCTAGGGGCTTTATTGATTACGATGCAGTAGCAGAATTGGTTTCTTTTACCAAACCTAAAATGGTAATTGCCGGTGCTAGTGCATATAGTCAAGTAATCGACTGGGCTAAATTCCGGGAAATTGCAGATAGTGTCGGGGCTGTATTTCTGGCTGATATTGCTCATTATTCTGGACTAATTGCCGGGCGTCAATATCCAAGTCCCTTTCCATATGCCGATGTGGTGACTTCTACAACGCATAAAGGGCTTCGTGGCCCACGCGGCGGAATTATCCTGTGGAATGATCCCGAGTTCAGTAGGCAATTAAATTCTGCTGTATTTCCCGGCACCCAAGGTGGCCCATTGATGCATATTATTGCTGCTAAGGCACAATGTTTTTATGAGGCCTTACAACCAGAGTTTGAACTGTACGCCCGCCGTATTCGTATTAATGCTCATGCAATGGCACAAACATTTCTAGATGCTGGGGTTAATATCATTAGCGGCAGTACGCAATGTCATATGATGACCATTGATCTAACTAAGGAAAAATACAGTGGTAAAGAGTTTGCTGATCTACTTGAACTAAATGGTATCACGGTAAATAAGAATGGTGTACCAGGTGACAAACGCGGTTTCGTGCAGACCAGTGGAATTAGGCTTGGGGTAGCGGCAGAAACTACTCGCGGCCATGGTGAGGCCTGGTTCAAGGAATTAGCCAATAAAATTATTGTTTTACTAAGAATGTGAACAAGTTAACTATGACAGACGATGAACTTACCTATTCAACCCACGTTAATCTTAGGCATTGGTATGATAAATTATGGTTATCAAAAGAGTTAGGATATTTTGCTGGAAACACTCCGATACCTAAAAATAGTGTCTATATAATTCGCCCAAGGATAAATTTACATGGCTGCGGTTTAAATGCTAAAATAGGATTCTGCAATAAAGATAAGCAAATTCCACTTCATTGTTTTTGGTCTGAGGTATTCCATGGCGATCATATGACCATAGATTATACATTAGTTAATGAACAATGGGTGCAAGGTAGCACATTTATAGGTTTCAACACTTGGAGTGATTTAGTACACTTTAGTAGTTGGAATAGACATAATATGAAATTCAATCTGCCGCCTATATTTGATGAACTAAAACAATCATCTAATAAACTCGAATATATCAACATAGAACTTATAGGCAAAAAAATCATCGAGGTACATTTACGGAGCAATTCGGACCCGGTAATGTATGATAACTTTATTCCTATTTGGGACGAAGGTCAAGTGTGCCCGAACGACTATATTAGAATAGATGACCGGCAATCTCATATTGATAGACTAGGGTTTTTTGCAAAAAATAACTAACACATGAAAAAAATATCCAGCCCAATTCTTTTAACAAAAGTTAAAAAGAAACTTGACACCTTACTATCAGTACCTAAAACAGAGTCTGAGTCAGTTGACGAAACTGCATTTCTTAGAACATTTAAAATCTATCGGTATGACCCAGAAAAGGATGCTAAACCTTACATGCAGACAATTCAGGTAGAGTTAGACGGCTCCGAAAGAATGCTACTTGATGTTCTAATGAAATTAAAAAGGGTTGATCCATCCATTTCGTTTCGACGTTCCTGCCGAGAGGGTGTATGTGGTTCTGATGCCATGAATATCAACGGTAAGAATGGTCTAGCCTGCATTACAAACATGAATACCCTAAAAGGAGTAATTACCCTTAAGCCACTTCCTGGTTTACCAGTCATTAGAGATATTATTGTCGACATGACGCAATTCTTTAAGCAATATAACAGTATTAGACCTTATCTAATTAATAACAGCATTCCTCCAGAGAAGGAGCGCCTGCAAAGCCCAGAAGAACGCGATGAATTAAACGGTCTGTATGAGTGTATTCTATGTGCCAGTTGTTCAACTGCCTGTCCAAGTTTTTGGTGGAATCCTGATAAATTTGTCGGACCAGCCGGATTGCTGCAAGCATATCGATTTATTGCAGACAGTCGCGACGAAGCGACTGCCGAACGATTAGATAATCTAGAAGATCCATATCGACTGTTTCGTTGTCACTCAATTATGAATTGTGTAGATGTTTGCCCTAAAGGGTTGAATCCCACCAAAGCGATTGGCAAAATCAAGGAAATGTTAGTAATTAGATCGATTTAAAAAACTATGACTGAACATTACAAACATCTACCTAAAACATTTAGTGATAAATTAGCCAAAAAGGTTACTATGATTTTGCGATGGATCGCAGATACATTTTTTATGAAACAATACGGCCATAGAGCAGTTGTACTTGAAACAATTGCTGCTGTCCCTGGAATGGCTGGAGGTATGTGGATTCATTTAAAAAGTCTACGGCAAATGAAAACCGGCTATGGTCCTAAAATTCGTATGTTATTGGCTTAGTTATTTGAATCTGGTCATTCCTAGGTAATAACCATCTGGGGCAGTGCCTCCATTTTTTACTGTTACATTGTTCAATCCATTGGTATATCTTTTATATGGGTTTTTCTTGCTGATAATACGACCCTTATGGTACCCGATTGGTATTTCATCCGCTGTATCTAACATTATAGATTCTACTCCGTTGGTATACCATATCTTATTTTTTGTAGCACTCTCCTTTAGCAATCCTAATTTGAACCCAGATGGAATTTCCTGATGTGATGGAATAGATGTAAGATTAACACCATCATTTATAAAAATATAACCCGTAGTTCTTGGTGTACTTGTTCCTTTTCGATATCCAGATGGTGTCGGTGATTCCTTCAATATTCTAGTGGATATATCACCATTAGTTATCCATATGTGTGTGTTTTTTAAAACTAGTTTGCCTAACACACATCCAGCAGGAATACTGCAACTAATATCAATTCGTCTATTGTCAATCCCATCATTACACCATCTGAATTGTATATTACTTCCCATATTAAATCCGTTTGGAACTACATCCTCATTAGATAAAAAAATGTTTTTATTCCCGTTGGTATATTTTAGTTTTCCATAATTTGCTGAGTTTTCTCCAGAATAATATTTACTATAGTTTTTAGATGCTTCGATTTTTAGCTTTTCATAAAATCTTGAGTTAACATACTTTAATCCTGGTGTTCTAAACATATTAAACGCAAAATACATCTTATACCAATTTTTACTATCCAGTCTTTGCATTTTAAGCAAACAATAATGACATAAAAAATGCTCTCTAGCTGTTAACTTTACCATATTAGAATCTACATCTGTACCGCCCAAAGACCTGGGTAATATATGATGATTTTCACCATACTGTGTCTTGGTAAGAGGAAAGCATTTTCTATTATCAATAATTTGATTATAAAGTTTTTCGTAGTTCATTTTTAGTCCATGTATTAATTATCATATTATATTTATGATTATAGGATAATGAAAGAAAGCATCTAATTATATAATTAAGAATTTTTATAAATAGAATGTGTAAATTAAAATTTAGGAAACAGAATGTTGAATGTTAGAGATAGATTTGCTAAAAGATTGACTAAATGTTTGAGCTTTGTGGCTCATGCGTTTTTTGCAAAAAGATATGGGCCTAGAGCGGTTGTACTTGAAACGATTGCCGCAGTTCCAGGTATGGTTGCGGGTATGTGGTTACACCTTAAAAGCCTTAGAAAAATGAAGCCTGGGTATGGTCCTAAAATAAGGATTATGATGGCTTCAGCAGAAAATGAAAGAATGCATTTAATGACTTTCATGGAAATAGTTAGACCAAATTGGTTTGAGCGTATTTTGGTATTAATTGCACAAGGAATTTTTTGGCATGTATATCTTGTTGTTTTCATATTCTTTCCTAGAACTGCCCACAGAATTGTTGGATATTTCGAGGAAGAAGCAGTCATTAGTTACACTGATTATCTAGCACAGGTAGATGCTAATCCAGAACTAAATGTCATAGCTCCTAAATTGGCTATTGATTACTGGAAGCTGCCCGCTGATGCCAGGCTTCGTGATGTCATCATTGCAGTTAGAAATGATGAAATGGAACATAGTAAGGTAAATCATGCCTATGCCGACGAAAAGGATCATTAACATAATATGCTTTATATTCTAAAATCTGCTTGGGCTAAACATAAACTTTTTGTTGCAAAAGGTCAACCTGGAATTTATCCGAAAATGCGAGATCCTAATCTATTACCTAAATGTTATGAAATGACGGAAACAGAAAAACTTCATGCCATGAAAACGTTCGTACAAAAATATCCATTTTAATGAATAAAATTGCAATTATAGGTACCGCAGGAAGGGATAAAAACCCCATATTTTTAGTCGAATTGCAAATCTAGGTAGACACTATGCCGAAATAAAGCGAGTACTCGCTTTGGAAAATCGCTGCAAGGAGCAGGCTGCCCTGATTGTCCTGCTACAGAAGCAACTCCCATAGATTTTACTTTTATTGTTGTCTGTGTTATAATAAACACATATCAACCGAGACCTACAAAATGTTTGAACTTACTCTTCTCAACTTTACTATACGGGTCTATGTCAAAGACCGCCGCTGTAAATCTGGTGAGCGTATCTTGAATACTTATTTTTACCGTTCGAAGAATTACCAATGGATGCTTGAAGAAGTCCGGCACCTGCAATCTGGTCTGTATCCTGTTGAAAAGTCCCGTATTGAGGTAGATCAAGTAGCATGACTCCTGTTTTGATTACCTTTAAAAATGCCATGGCATCTGGTCAATATCTCCGAACTATGATAACAGGAGATATGTCAGATTATCCTGAGTTTAAACCTTTCTATAATCCACAACAGATGCTTGAAATGGGTGTATTCGAGGGTAAGTACCTAAACTCATGTGCTTCTGAATACCCTGAAAGTTGGTTTCGATATGCTATTTTATCCAATACACCCGATGAAAAGGTTAATTTCTTCAAGCTAAAATCTAGGCTGCCAACATCTTGGTGGAACGAAAAAGGTCTTATTAACAAACAAGATCCACGCGGATGGTTTGAATGGTACTGCCGGTTTTACATGGGTCGCCGTACCGATGATGATCTCCGTCAGGTCAAACGATGGAAGCAGATAGCCAGACATTCTGCGCAGGTCAAGAAAAACGGTTTGGGTGATCCTAGCATTCGCCCGCGCCAGCGCCAGACCCTGCTCCAGTGGGCTTGGAATGCTTTCCCTGACGCAGTGTAGATTTTACTTTTATCCTCTCTTGTGGTATGATTACCTATGAACAAAAAATACACTCTCCTTCAAAATCGGCTCGGCTATACTGCTGGTGTCACCGTCTACGAGTACATGCGCCACGACTATGGCTGCAGCCGGGATGACGAGGATGCAACCGGTGAGCGCCACCTCTCGGTGACTGTCAGCCCGGACGGCGGTGCACCCTTCTTTACCGCCCCTGTTTCAATCCTTAAAGCTCAATGATGACTGAAAAATTCCGACGACTTCAGGGCGAACTGTAATTTTTATTTTATCAGTATTATTTTCGTAATTATAAGTCAAGAACTCAAGCAAATGATCAAAATCGGCGCAGCATGTAAATGGTTGGATATAAACGGTCAGTCAGTAGCCAATGCAAATCTTCGAACCACTACCATCAAAAAGCTTTCCTCGCTGACATCAGCGGCACGTCACGAATACCTATTGGAAATTCTGACCCACAACATGAGTGCATTGGCCCAGCAGCTCAAAAATGTTGCTGCCCTACCTACGGCTCTAAAGATGTGGCGTCTAACCAGCGATATTCTTCCAGTTCCGACTCATAAGGTTTCTGAAGAGTTCTACTCTAATAAGGATGTTGCGTCCTTTATTGACAAAGAACTATTGAAAAATGGTGAGTTCGCTAGGGCTCATGGTATTCGATTGTCCTTTCACCCAGGGCAGTTTGTGGTTCTTGGTTCACAAAATCCAGGTATACGAAGTGCCAGCGTCATTGAACTTCAACATCATTGCGATTGCTTCACACGAATGGGTTATAAAGGCTGGCACCCTGAAGGTTTGGTTATTAATATCCATGTTGGTCTCAAGGACCCAAATATTCCAGCCATGCGTGCGCTATTAAAATCCTCTACTGAAATAGCAAACTTTACTACCCTTGAAAATGATGAATTCAGTTGGGGCGCAGAAAGAATTGTAAGTGTTTTTGGTGATCTTGTGCCATTGGTTCTCGATGTACACCACTATTGGATTCACGAGCTAAAAAGGTTAGACCCAAATAGTAAAACCACTCAAGACATTCGTGATACTTGGCGTGGTATTGTACCAGAAATGCATTTGGCCATGAGCGATCCTGACTTGTGCAATGGATTGCCTGGTGAGGAGCTAGACATTAATCAAATGCTTAAAACCACCAATAGGGCAAAACTGCGCGCCCATAGTCAAACAGCGTGGCATACACAGAGCATGGATTATGCTGCACAATTTGGCTTTGATATCACATGGGAAGGGAAGGACAAAAACCTCGGCGCGCTGGCAATCGCTAAGCACCTAGGCCTTGTCTGATTTTGTAATAAACCCAAATAATCAGACAAGTCGATATCAGGATGCTTTTAAGCGAAGGCTTGAGGATAAATATTCATGCTGGCAGGTGCTTTCTGTTAGAGTCCATGGGTAGTTGCATACCGCGATGGACATTTTACTTTTATAACAAAGTGTGTTATAATCCATTTATACATTAAGGATTTTAATATTATGAGTGAAGATTTCAAGGTACTAGATGATCGTCAGCACGTTTTGCTCAGAAGTGGCGTATATATTGGATCCACTAGTTCAGAAGCAGTAACTGGTATCATCAACTTTAAAACTTCTACCAAAACTATTGTACCTGGTCTGGTGAAAATTATTGAGGAAATTTTTCAGAACTCTATCGATGAGTTCATTCGCACCGACGGCAAATTTGCAGATCATATTTCTATCTCTTTTAATAATTCTATTAAAGGTACTGAAATTACCGTGACTGATAATGGTCGCGGTATTCCAGTTAAAAAGATTGGCGACACATATCAGCCTGTTCTTGCCTGGACTCAACTGAAAGCCGGCTCAAACTTTGATGATTCAAAGCGAATTGGTGTTGGTATGAATGGCATGGGTTCTGCCCTAACTGCTATCTTTTCATCTTCTTTTGTCGGCGAAACCTGTGATGGTACTGACAAAATTCGGGTGACCTGTACAGATAACATGTCCCATGTGTCATTCAAACTATCCAAGTCTTTCAAGCAAGGCACGACTGTAAAGTTTATCCCAGATCTTTCCCGTTTTGGCTTGTCTGAACTAGATCAAGATCATATCGACATCATTCGGGATCGGTTTAGTAACCTAGCAATTGTATTTCCTGGCATTAAGTTTGTCTTTAATGGCGAGACTATTAAGTTTAAAAACCTGAAGGCAATCGGTAAACTGTTCTCAGAGCATTCAGTTACAGCAGAGACAGACAACATTGGCTTAGTATTTGCTCCATCCGGCTCGGCTGAGGAATTTATCTCACACAGTTATGTCAACGGTATTTTTGTTCGTAACGGTGGTTCGCATATTGATTTTGCAATGAGCAAGGTTATTGAGACCTTACGTGCGCATATTAAAAAGAAGTTAAAAATCGATGTGATGCCTAATGCGATTCGACAGCACATTTTGTTCGCATCCTGGATTTCAAAGTTTCCTAATCTAAAGTTTGATAGTCAAGCAAAAGAACGTGTAACTAACTCAGCTTCTGATGTAGCCAATCATTTTCATGGGATTGACTTCGATAAAATCTCTAAACAGATTCTGAATACGCCTGAGATTCTAGATCCGATGGTGGCAGCAATTCTATACAAACAAGAATTGGCTGATCGTGCTGCGCTTAACAAAAAGCAGAAAGCTAACACTAAACTTCGTGTGATTAATCACATCGCGGCAACTCATCCTGACCCTTCAAAACGAACCTTATTTATTGTTGAGGGGTTGTCTGCTCTTGGTAGTTTAATTTCTGTTCGTGACTCTAAGACCATTGGCGGTCTTCCATTACGCGGTAAGGTCCTAAATGTTCGTGGAATGAAACCTGTGGATATTCTGAAAAATAAGGAAATTTCAGAGCTGTTAAGTGTGTTGGGTCTAGAATTTGGTAAACCTGCTATTGCCGTTGATGAACTGTTTGAGATCACATTAGATGGAACTAAGTATGTTGTTAGTACAGATGATGAAATTAATCACAATGGAAAACTAATAAAGGTTTCCTCATTGTTATAATGTCTGATCTAGACGAGGATGGTTGAAATTGGGAACTTATAAATAATATACCTAAACCAACCTGGATAAAAGATGTTAAGTACAATATTTGACAATATTATATTTGAAGCAAAAGGAAAAGTTAAACTAAAATCAAAAATTAAGACACATATATTGGAAAAATATGAGTCTTATGAAAATTATTTTGATGGTAATAAGTGCTATTATTCTAATCGATATAGTAAAATCACCATGGATCTGTCTGATGATCTTTTAGTCAAGTTCGACTATTATAGAAATATTCCCTACCGATGTGGTGATAAATCGTGTCATTGTAGCACACTGAATTCAGTATCTAAAGAATATCTAAAGAATTGCCGGGGTATGACTGAAACTGAAGCAACAGAGATGTTAAATGCCAAAGGTCGTAAATCTTATGAAACTGCCTTGCTCGATACAAATAGCAAAAATCCACACGCAATGTCTGCTCGTGGTATTAATATACTTTCAAAGGATTATCTTGGACTCACAAGGACGCCACAAGAGGTTGACAAATATCTTACTGAAAAAGCAATCAGAGGTAGAAAAACACTGAAAGCCACCGGATGGTTTGATGACCCGACCAACAACCCATTTTCTAAAGGCTTTTGGATGAAAAAAGGTATGACTGACGATGAAGCTCTTTTAAAAATAAATTCAAGGAACTTTTGGTGTACTGAATTTTATGACTTGAATCCAAATTCCACATTAACTAATCCTGGAAATATACAGTATTGGGTTTCATTATATGGTGAAGAGCTCGGTAGAAAAATGTATGCTGATTTAAAGTCAAGAATTAAGCACAGTAATACATTAGAAGGTAGACAAGAAAAATATGGAATGGAGATCGGATTAGAAAAACATGCTCAGTTCTTAAAGGGAATATTCGGTAACAGCTCGGGCTCTCATTCAAATGAAGCAACAAAATTCTTCGTCTCACTATATAAGCAACTTCGGAGACTGGGATATAGCAGGAAAGATATGGTATTCGGTATAAAAGGCTCTAAGGAGATGTCTTTGTTTGACCCGAACATCCACAAGCGCTACAGTTACGATTTTACTTTTATCCCAAAGAGTGTTATAATTGAGTATAACGGAAATATGTGGCATCCAAGAAAATCTATGATGTCGGAAGCAGATTATGATTCGTGGTCAATGCCATGGCATGAAGGTCTTACAGCTATAGAAAAAGAATCCAAAGATCTAGTTAAAAATAAATTTGCAGAGACCTCAGGTTATACTGTAGTTGAAATATGGAGTTCTCAATCATTCTCCGAAAAAATGAATATTTGTTTGAAAGCCTTATCATGAAAATCGACATCAAAAAAATTCCTGTTACTCAAGAATCAATGTCTAACTATTTTAGTGGAGCCTCTGTAAAGCGGCGAACTGTTTTTAATTCGACATTAAACTACGGTCGTATTGCCATTATGACTGACGCGGATGTAGATTAGGTAAGCTTTGATGGTTCTTCGATCCTATGTCTATTGTTGAATCTTTTTAGCAATTGGCCAGAATTGTTTGACAGCGGTATTGTATGTCGTACCCTGACCCCTCTGTATGTATGTGAAAAAGGAAAGGACACACAGTTATTCTATAACAAGACTGAGTTCGAAAAATTCAACAGCAAGGGTTACGCGGTTTCTTATATTAAGGGTCTAGGTAGCCTGAGCAAGTCGGCCTACAAGGAATCTATCATGCAACCCCACTTTGTGCGCTTGAACAGCTCACACGGCGGTCTGAACAGCCTTGAGATGGCATTTGGTGACTCTGCTGAGCGTAGAAAAGCTTGGATGCTTGCATGAACGCGTCTTGAATACGTCAGCAAATAATTTTACTTTTATCCATGGGTGTAATATAATAACTTATCAAAAACTTCTAGGAATGCAAAAGCCGAAAAAGAAAAGCGTGATCGAGATTACGCCGAGGCGAAACTTAAAAAATTGATGCAGGATTAAATATGAATATCGTAGATCAATCAATTACAGATATTATCAATGCTGACTACATGGAATATTCCCTGTACACAGTACAAAACCGTGCAATTCCATCTGCAGTTGATGGACTTAAGCCAGTTCACCGAAAACTTGTTTATGCGATGTTGAATACTCATGGTGGAAAAAAGACCAAGGTGGTTGATCTGTCTGGCATTTCCTCTCTGAATTATCATCATGGTGAAGCAAGCGCCGCCGAGGCAGTTAATACTTTAACCGCGCCATGGAACAACAACTGTCCTGTATTTACTGGACATGGCAATTTTGGATCACGTTTGGTTCAAGAAGCTTCGGCTGCTCGATATGTCTTTGCTTCTATCTCACCTGAGTTCAAAAAGTATTTTATTGATAATGAAGTAGCCCCAAAATCATCTGACCCAGACAGTCCGGAGCCGGCACATTACTTGCCTTCTATTCCATGGGTACTGGTGAATGGTATCTCTGGAATCGCAGTTGGTTTCGCCACCAATATTCTACCACGTTCAATCGACACGCTTTTGAATGAGGTAAAAACATGTCTAAAAAATCCAGAAAAGTATCTTCTGGCCAACAAGGATGTGCCTCCAACATACCCCGAATTTCGCGGTAAAGTAATTAAAGGCGAGACCAATCAATGGATCACCACTGGTATCATTGACTATACCAGTAAAAATACTTACAAAATATCTGAAGTTCCTGTTGGATATGACCGAGAGACCTATATCGGTGTATTACATGATCTAATCGATAGCGATAAAATTCGTGATTTTGAGGATGATTGCTCAGAAGAAGGTTTCGGCTTTACTGTAAAAGTAACTCCTGCACAAAAAGATAAAATCGATACTGACCCCCTAAAATATTTCAAGCTGATCAAGCCAAAGACTGAGAATCTAACCACTCTTGGCGTGGATGGTAGGCTGAAAATCTTCGAGACCATTTCCGAACTCGTTGCCTACTTTGTTGAATATCGTCTCTCAAAGTTCGGTGATAAATTAGAGTATGAAAAAGAAACTCTTATCGGTGACATTCAGGAAATGAAGGATCGTATTGCATTTATTCGAGCTGTTATCACTCGCAAGATCGACTTCCGGACCATGTCAAAGGTACAGTTGCTAGAATATATCTCCGAAAATATTACCACTCACGAGTGGGGCAAGACCTTTGTCAACATTCAAATGTGGGCTTGTACTAATGATTCAGTCGAAACACTTGCCAAAAAAATCGAAACTGCCGAATCTCACTACAAGGTTTTGCTAACAGAAACCTCAATGTCCCGCTATCTATCTGTTTTAAAATAACTATGAACACACGACTTAATGAACTAATTACTGCATCTGGAATTGGTAGATCAAACGAAGATCTACAGGAGTTCGCTAAACTAATTATCATAGAATGTTCAACTGTATGTTACGAGCATTCTAGGGTTCTACTCCGATTTAGTCAGTTTGGTAGTAATGCAGCCGAAGATTGTTCAAAAATGATTCTACAGCATTTTGAAAACACAGATAAAAATGAGTCCTTATAAAATAGGTTTCGAGTTAGGTGTAGCAATTTCGCTACTTGTTGGTAAACAGGCAATATCACTTTGGTTAATCCTGTTAATTTTTTATACAATGAAAGATATTTGATGGCATACACTACAATTTACATGACAAACGGCTTTGAAGTTAAAAAAGCGCCAGTTGGTTTTTCTTGGACCACTGCACTTTTTGGTGGGTTTCCTGCACTATTTCGTCAACATTGGATTTGGGGCATCGCTATTATTCTAGCCAATATCGTCACCTATGGTATTGCCGGCATTATAATGGGCTTTTTCTACAATAAAATTTATATTAAGGATCTTTTCAAGAATGGATATCGAGTAGATAATCTAGGTGGGATGTCTGAAAATGCGCTTAAGATGTATTTGGGATATCTTGAATTCCCGAACGAGCAAAAGCTTTAATATGAAAAACTTGTTTTTTTCTTTTCTGATCTTTCTTGCTTTGTCGGCTAATGCGTCCGACAAATGGTATACAGTAACCAAGAGTTCGGATGGTGAAACGGTACTTGTTGTTAAACCAAGTTCCTTTTCTGCTCATCGTGATAAAGATTCTGGTAGTTCAATAGGTGCTATTTTTCGAACTATTGAGTCTGATAAAATCTCAGAATACTTTATTATTGTTAACTCACGGAGTTGCACGGAGAGTGGTGGTAATATTCTATTGCGCAGTAAGATTGGAGATAGTTGGGAGAATGTGGCTGAATCTTCTTGGGCTGCAACTGGCACTACGCTTTATGATGCTTCCGGGCAGACTCTTTGCGCAATGCTAGAGATGAAGCTCGAGGCGGAGCGAAAGTCTTTACCAAGTATCTAAATTTTACTTTTATTCTGAGACGTGGTATAATAACTTATTAACAAGGAAACATGATGAATAAAATTACCGAATACACAGTACAAGTCGATGAAGAAAAAACTCAATGGTTCTTGAATGGAGTACTCCATCGGCACGATGGCCCAGCAGTTGAGTATAACAATGGCCACAAGATTTGGTACTTGAATGGGAAATACCATCGTGCCGATGGACCAGCCCATGAGTATTCTAATGGCCACAAGATTTGGTACTTGAATGGGAAAGCCCATCGTGCCGATGGACCAGCTATTGAGTATTCCGATGGCCATAAGTCATGGTACTTAGAAGGTGTAAAAGTAACCGAACAGGCTGTGATGAAACCGGTCAAAGAAATGACGATTGTCGAAATCGAAGCCTTGCTTGGACACCCCATCCAGATCATTGCTGGCTAAGATTAACTTTTATTCTGTGGTGTGGTATAATAACTTATTAACAAGGAAACATGATGCTCACTATTACAGAAGCCCGCGCAAAAACTAACTCGAGTTCTGCGGCACTGGCTGTTCTCATAGAAAGGTGCATTTGAACTAGACGGGAATGAAATTTTTATTTCTCGCCTGTTCAAGGCAGGTTACATGATCAAAAAAGATGACACTGATACCGAAATTGTAGATCGGTGGTTTCAGAATGTGTGCAGGCATGTGGACATGGGAACATGGGAACAAGAAGAAGCAATAAAGAAGAGTGGTATATGGGTTAGAACCACAGACATTGGCAACGGGCGTAGTGAAGTATCATGATTTTTAATCATATCAAGCAGCTCAAGGCAGATTGTCAAAAGATTGGAATTGTTTTTTCGTCATTTGATATGTTTCACGCCGGACACATTGCTATGTTGAGTGAAGCCAAGAATCATTGCGATTATCTTATTGCTGGACTACAAACTGATCCCACAATAGATAGGCCCGACACCAAAAACAAGCCAGTACAAACTGTGGTAGAGCGTCAGATACAATTAGCAGCATGTCGGTACGTGGACGAAGTTGTGGTATACCAAACTGAACAAGATCTTGCAGACCTATTGCTTATTTTACCAATTGATGTACGCATCCTGGGTGTTGAGTACGAAGGTAAAGACTTCAGCGGCAAACTAGAATGCGACATGCGAGGAATCAGACTTGTGTTTAATTCTCGTAATCATAGTTTCTCCAGCAGCAGCCTGCGCAAACGTGTAGTAAGTGCCGAAACTGTAAAGACTCTTAAAGAATGATCTTGTATGTAAATGGCGATAGTCATGCTGCTGGTGCCGAAGCAGTTGTTCCTTACGGCTGGGCCCAGCGGGTAAAGATTGCGCTGGGGCATGGGCAAACAGTCACACCCGGACAACTTGAAAGCCAGCTTTGGCCGCGAACTTGCTAATCACCTGTATGCTATACTAGAATGTGATGCACAGTCAGGTGGTGGATTCAAAAGCATGGGCAAAAAATCCAAGGAAGAAGTCTGGCAGCACTACGTGATCAGGTGGTAAGTTTTACTTTTATTCTGAGACGTGTTATAATAACTTACCAACAAGGAAATATGATGAATAAAATTACCGAATACATAGTACAAGCCGATAAAGAAAAAACCCAGTGGTTCCTGAATGGTAAACTCCATCGTGCTGGCGGCCCAGCCGTTGAGTATTATAATGGCCACAAGGAGTGGTACCGAAATGGTAAACTCCACCGCGTCAACGGACCAGCTATTGAGTATTCCGATGGACAAAGGGAGTGGTTCTTGAATGGAAACCCACACCGTGCCGACGGCCCAGCCGTTAAGTTGTCCAATGGTCACAAGGAATGGTTCTTGAATGGTGAGAAAGTAACCGAACAGGCTGTGATGAAACCGGTCAAGAAAATAACGGTTGTCGAAATCGAAGCCTTGCTTGGTTATTCCATCAAGATCATTGCTGGTTAAGGTTTTACTTTTATTCTGTGGTGTGGTATAATAACTTATCAACACGGAAACATGATGAATAAAATTATCGAATACACAGTACAAGTCGATGCACACAAAACCCAGTGGTTCCTAAATGGTAGACTCCACCGTACTGATGGGCCAGCCGTTGAGTATAATAATGGCACTAAGTCGTGGTACTTGAATGGTGAACTCCACCGGTCCAATGGACCAGCCGCTGAGTATAACAATGGCGACAAGATTTGGTTCTTGAATGGTAAACTCCATCGTACTGATGGACCAGCCGTTAAGTGGTCCGATGGCACCAAGTCATGGTACTTGAATGGTAAACTCCATCGTACTGATGGCCCAGCTATTGAGTATTCAAACGGCGGCGGGTCGTGGTACTTAAATGATGTGAGAGTAACTGAAGAGGCTGTGATGAAACCGGTCAAGAAAATAACGGTTGTCGAAATCGAAGCCTTGCTTGGTTATTCCATCAAGATCATTGCTGGTTAAGGTTTTACTTTTATTCTGTGGTGTGGTATAATAACTTATGAAAACAAAATCCAAACTTTCTCAGATCCGCAAACTTTTCAACGATGGTATGCTTGGTAGTGTAGACATGGTATCCGTCAAGAAAACCGGCGAGATCGTGTTTCGTCGCGAGTATTACTACCGGCTCAATAATTCTGCACAAAAATTCTCGGATAATGTTTCCGAGCGTCTCAAGGCAGCGGGTATTGAGTTCACTGTGGTACAAATTGGCGATCACTGGGCGCCCTTTCGCGCTGGCGCATCTACGGCCAAATCTTCCCACTTTTATATGATAATCAAGTGAAGCCTAAAAAACTTGCCCCAAGCCAGTATACTAAGAAACCTGTATCCAATTCAATTCAAAAATTTGCGCTTCCTGGAACCATGCTAAAAAGTAAAAGTAATCCCTTGGTAGATACTGTAACCGTACGTGACGGCGGTCTAACATTCAAAACCTACCCCTCTCGGGTAACTTCAGGTAGCTCGACTGCCTTCAAAGAAAGCCCAGTCTATACGGGAACAGAGGTAAAGGGAATTTCCCTTGTACATAAGTCTGGTTTTATGCCTGTCTTTACTGATGAGCAAGCAGTAGATTTTGCTAACATGCGCCGTTGAGTTTTACTTTTATTCCTGGGTCTGATATAATAACTTATCAACTCGGAAATATCATGAAAACCATCACGCAAATCAAAGCAGAACTCACCAGCCTCCGGGCCGAACACGAAGAAGCCTTGCTTAAACTCCAAGCTGAATTGAAGGACGCCCGGGCTAGAAGTGTTTACAGACCGGTTGAGCTGAGCCTAGATATGAGACTTATTTTGAAAAAAGCCGCTGCAGCAAACCTGCCCACGGACGACAAGCAGTAGATTTTGCTAACACGCGCCGTTGAGTTTTACTTTTATTCCTTTGTGTGATATAATAACTTATCAACAAGGAAACATCATGAAAACCATAACTCAGCTTAAAGCAGAATGCAAGGCACTCCGTGCCGAATACGAACGGTCCCTGGGCAAACTAGAAATTGAATTGAAGGCCGCCCGAGCCAGGAGTGGTTACAAACCAGTTGTGCCTAAGTACGAGCCTTACTTTGAGCAAGGACGTTGCAGTGAACCTACCCACGGTTGAGAAAGCAGGCGTTGTTTAATATACACACCACGGAAAGTTATCAATGACCAAACCCAAACCGCAAGAAAAGAACTGCCAATCTTGTCTCCATCAAGCCTCTGGCCTCTCACATAATTACCTTTGGCAAGAATGCACCAAAGGGTGGGGCAAGCCAATGATGATTGGTGTAGTTAAAAATATGTGCGGCATGTACCAACCCAAAAAATAATTATGAACCACTCTATTCAACCAATCGATGTCCGCAATTCTTGGCACTGGAATTTACTAAAATTTGCCGGTCGAACAAAGTATCTTCTCCCACGGCATCGTCAATTAGACAATCCCGTTACCAGCTGCAATTATGTACGTGCCGTTCTATTTGCCATGGCCAAGGTTGTGCTTTGTCTGTTCTTGACACTTTTTCTATCCTACTTCGTGACCCTCACGATTATCTTAAATGTTATCTACCAGTGGAATATCACTGGTGATTTTCATCATGTGATGGAGATTATGCTATTGGATTTATCAGAACCTTATGGGACCATAGTTGTTCTAATAACTACGGCTCTCTTTGTTGGCGTTTCCTTGTGCGTCTCCCTCGGACTCATCTTTTCTGCAATAGCTACCAGTAACTTCATCTCGGTGAGAAACCGGCAGCGCCGCCACTCAATTTGGAAGGCCGAGGGGCGCACCGGCCTTCCAGCAGAACCAGCATACAAAAATTCCTCAACCTACAAGTTATACAAATCTTTTTCAGACAAGTACTGCGTGCCTATCCGAACCGAGTAAGTCTATGTTCGAGATTCTAATGACTGGTTCTATAGTAAAGGGGAGATCATGCAACCCTTTCTCTGGCAAGCAAACAAGAATCTAGTCCTTGTGTAGTTTTACTTTTATTCTGAGACATGGTATAACAACTTATCAACAAGGAAACATCATGAACAACACCACCGAATACACAGTACAAGTCGATGAAGAAAAAACCCAATGGTTCTTTAATGGTAAACTCCATCGTACTGATGGCCCAGCAGTTGAGTATAATAATGGCGACAAGGCGTGGTTCCTGAATGGTAGGCGCCACCGTACCGATGGACCAGCTATTGAGTATAATAATGGCGACAAGTCGTGGTACTTGCATGGCGTACTCCATCGGACCGATGGACCAGCCGTTGAGTGGTCCGATGGCCACAAGATTTGGTACTTGAATGGTAAACCCCATCGTGCCGATGGACCAGCCGTTGAGTATTCTAATGGCCACAAGATTTGGTACTTGAATGGTGAGAAAGTAACCGAACGGGCTGTAATGAAACCGGTCAAAGAAATGACGGTTGTCGAAATCGAAGCCTTGCTTGGTTATTCCATCAAGATCATTGTTGGTTAAAGTTTCTCCCACACATCTAGATTTTACTTTTACTCTTACCTGTGGTATAATACCTCATGACACAAAATCTACTCTCAGACTACTCCAAGGAACTAAAGCAAGACTCTGAAATGAGTCTTGAAAGTCTTATCGACAGCCATCGATATCTCAGAGAACGGTATAAAAATGCCCGCGCTGAGGGTCTAGAGCAGCTACTTCGGTTTCGAGAGCTTGGGACCGAGCAAGGATATGCAACTGTTACAAATGGTGAATACATTGCCATCTCAAAGCTTAAGAGTATGACCCTTGCCGAAATTGTTGACTTCATTGGTACGAAAGATTAAAATGAGATTGCTAATCAATGAACCTATTCTACTGACATTAAATCTTCAGGGTGAAGAATGGTATGAGTTTTCTTGCATTCTTACCTTCTTTAGCATTCGTACAGCAGTCGAAGGTAGATTTTTTATTCTCCTAGCTCAAAAAATCAACTTGGACGAGATTAAGATTAATGAATTTCTTAGCTTCCTAGACAGTAGTGAATATGTCCTTTCATATGGCAATCTAGGTGGCGCTGGCTGTGAACTGTCACTGAATATGAGTAAACCACAACTATGATTGACTATTTACTACTATTACTGTTTTTAGCCCTATTAGCCCTATTGATATGTGGTTTTCTATTGGTAATGTACAATTTAGACAATGAGTAAACCACAACCATGATTGACTATTTACTACTATTACTGTTTTTAGCCCTAATGATATGTGGTTTTCTATTGGTAATGGATTCAGTTCTAGAGTCAGTAGATAAAAAAGCCAGGGTCATTGATTCAGCCATCGGTGGCTTTGTTATGGGCTCATTTTTCTCACTGTGTTTTGCCATTATTAATAGACTATGAATAAAGAAGATTATAAAAAATATCCTAATCATTTTGTGGCTAGCGATATTCACTTCAATCACAAAAACATTCTAAAGTATAATGCTGCTAGTCGCGGTGATGGCCGCGACTATGATACTCTGACTGAAGACGAGATTACAGACCTCGTCCACAAAATGAATGAGAAAATCATCGCCAACTGGAATTCTATGATTGGTCCAGATGATAACACATTTATCTTGGGTGATCTGTTCATGGGCCAAATGAAGTTTGCCGTAGATATCTTGAACCGAATGAATGGCTTCAAGTCGATTATTCTCGGTAACCATGATCGGGGACTAATGAAGTTGCCTGAGTTTCAAACCCGGGAAAGCAAACTGGCTATTAAAGTGTTGAGTACTCGGGACTATCTTTGCTTCTCACCCCGTAAGGGTGTTGGTATGGTATTCAGCCACTTTCCGATGGCGAGTTGGGACGGCATGAGTAAAGCTGCCATACATTGTCACGGACATCTTCATGGGGCTCCAGTTCAAGTAATTGATGCTAAAAATAAACGTATTATGGATGTTGGCATTGATACTAATAATCTATTCCCATACCATATTGAAGAAGTTATCTCAAAAATGCAGAAGATCGAACTACCAAAACACGATCACCACATGAAGGAGCTCTGAGAATGACTATCATACCACGCCCTACTTATGAAAATAATAAAACTTATCCTATTCTTGTTCGGTGTGGTGGATATAACAAAATTGTAGAGATGCTCGGGATTCATGTCAATGCCTATAATCTAGCCTTAGCCACACAGTTAAGTATAAAAAATTCTAAACCATAGAAAGACCATATTATGATAGTAGAACTTGAAACAGATAAAAGCGGCTCTTGTATTTTGCCGCATCTGCAAAACATGGTAAAAATTTTACTGTGATCATAGAAGAAACACTCAAAATTTTAACAACTGTCGAAATATTAGAAGAATACTTAATAGGAAACATAAAATGGACAGAAAAATATGACTCAAAATACAAAGCAAAATATCTTAACCCATAACAATCAGCTCATCCTGATAAGGGGGTTACCCAGGCAGTGGTAAATCCACATTAGCTCGTGATATAATGGGCTCACGAGAGCCTGGTACGGTAGCCTGGTTTGAGGCAGATCATTATTTTTATGATAAAGCCGGAAACTATAACTGGGATGGAATGAAGATTGGAAATGCACACTCCTGGTGTCAGAATTCAACCTATGAAGCCTTTGAACAGGGTAAAACGGTTATCGTATCAAATACATTTACATTGAAACGAGAACTGAAACCATATTTTGGTATGATTCAGGATTATAAAAAGGATCCAACAGTTATCTGCCTACAATCTAATTGGGGCTCTATTCATGGTGTGCCCGATAATGTCCTAGCCAATATGAGCAAAAGATTTGAATTTGACATTGAAGATCTATTTTTAAAAAATTAATATAATGAAACAATATCACGACGCCCTAAACCATATTCTAGAAACCGGTAAGAAAAAAGATGATCGTACCGGAGTAGGTACTCAGTCTGTTTTTGGTTATCAAATGCGCTTTGATTTACAAGAGGGATTTCCAGCAATTACAACCAAAAAACTTGCTTGGAAAAGTGTGGTTAGCGAACTATTGTGGTTTTTAGAGGGTAGTGGAGATGAACGCCGTCTTGCGAAAATCCTACATGGTACACGAGATTCTAGTAAATCAACTATTTGGACTGCTAATGCCGATGCCGAATATTGGAAACCAAAGGCCAAATTCGATGGTGATTTAGGTCGGGTTTACGGGGTTCAATGGAGGCATTGGCGCGCAACGGGTCAATTAGACTCATTAAGGGAAATCGATCAATTATCTATTCTGATCGATGGGTTAAAAAATGATCCCAATAGCCGTAGGCATATTCTTAGTGCCTGGAATCCAGGTGAACTAGACCAAATGGCTTTACCCCCATGTCATATTCTAAGCCAATTTGATGTGACCGATGGCAAACTAAGTTGTCAATTATATCAGCGTAGCGCAGATATGTTCCTAGGTGTCCCGTTCAACATTGCCAGTTATAGTTTACTGACACATATCATCGCCAAGGAATGTAATCTAGAGGTTGGTGAGTTTATCTGGGTCGGTGGTGATTGCCATATCTATAACAATCATATCGATGCAGTAAAGGAACAACTCGGCCGTGACTATCGAGCGCTACCTACATTAGGTATTACTGATAAGTTGTCATGGGATCAATACAGCTTGAATGATTTTACATTAGTAGGATATGATCCACACCCAGCCATCAAAGCACCAATGGCAGTATAACTTATGAAAACTTTACTTTCCACCCGCCCATTGACTCCAGAAACTAAGGCGACCCAGCGTGGCTGGGTCTGCATATCCACCGGAGAACTACTGGTGGCTGTAAAAAATCTAGCAGAAAAGTTAGGTGTCGAGGTTGCTCCGGAGGCGCCAGAGGACGCTAAGCCCGTGTTAGAGCGCGTTAAGCGTGGTCCAGGTAGACCACGGAAGGTTCCCGCTTAAGAACGACTAGAGCGCGTCTCAGGTATTTTACTTTTATTCTAAGTCGTGATATAAAACTCATTAACATCAAACTCCTAGGCAATATTGTGAATACCCGAACCAAACAAGAATCGTTCCAACATATTCTGGCAGAATTTGACGCCAACCGCTTAGGAGCGATGGATGATCGCGGATGTCTCTATGAAGCTCCCGACGGCAAACACTGTGGGGTTGGGTGTTTGTTTACTCCGGAACAACATGCATGGATTCAAGAACGGTACCTGAACAGCGACAGCATCGAGGAGTTAGCTGTATCAATGGGAAAAGAGAGTTTATTCCTCACGACCGGTATGTCAATTGACGAACTAAATGAACTTCAATATTATCACGATGATGAGCACTTTGGCGAATTTAATTCATCATTCACACGCGATAATTTTAGAAATTATCTTGTTACAAATGCATCATAAGAACTTGAGAATATATTATGGGCGGAAACGTATTTAAGCAAGATCAAACCAGGCGCTATGAGTCTGGTGAGTACTTAGAGCTTGTCGAAAAAATCAAGCCACGCCTAGAATCTCTATCCAATAGATTCAAAGTTATCCCTGCCTACAAAGGCAAGGAAAGTTTCGGAGACATGGATATCCTGATTATTCCTAGCAAAGAGTGGAATAAATCTCTGCTCGATCTAACCTTCAACTCTGGGGGAGATGTTATCCATAATGGAGGAGTTTGGTCACTAGTTTTTGAGCAGATTCAGGTCGATCTTATTATGACTTCAGAACAAGAGTTTAATGCCGCTCTTGACTACTTTGGTTATAATGATTTTGGAAATCTTAGGGGAAAGGTAATCCATAAATTCGGTTTAAAATATGGCCACGACGGATTATCACTTCCGGTTCGGTCGGCCGATAACACAATCGGAACCATCATCTTATCTCAAGATCCTGTGGTAATTAATGAGATGTTTGGCTTCAAGCTTGAAGCCTTCGAGACTCTAGAGGAAATGTTTGAGTCAGTCATTGACTCTTATTTCTTCAACCCAACGGTATTTGCCTGGGAACAAATGAATGCGCCATCCAGAATTCGTGATAAAAAGCGAACGACATATCATGCATTTCTAGAGTATATAAACGGAAAAGATTATCCCTTTCCGTATGAGTTTAATCCCGACAAATCTGGTTACCTAACTTGGATCTTTGAAAACTTTCCCCTAAAGAAACCAGAGTATGATGCTCTATGGGCTAGGAAAAAATTGCTTGAATCTGCTGCAGAGAAATTCAATGGTAATTTAGTCCGTGCCTGGTCGGGGTTAGAGGGTGTAGAGCTAGGCAATCTAATGAGAAATCTTAGGCCCATTATGAACGCCGAGCGTGTTCTTGATCTCTCTGAGACCGAACTCAGGAATATCGTGCATGAAATGTATATCAACTTAAAAGAAAGCAAATGAATATTCGAACTAAAAAACAAGCATACCAACATGTTCTTTCTGAATTAATTAAAGGGAATTTAGGCGCAGTCGAAAAAAAGCCAGGAAAGATCTGTTGTGTTTATGAAACTTTAGATGGTAAAAATTGTGGAGTCGGATGTCTATTAACCAAACAATTTCTGCAATTTCTTAAAGAAAAGAAAAATAATCATTGTTCAGTAAGTATCTTAATAGAAAGAGGTATAACTGATGAAGGCCAACTAGAAAGTATGACCGGATTATCATTATTTGAGTTAAAAGAACTTCAGACAAACCATGATACGTGGATAAGTTTGGACCAAAAATCTTCTCGCACAACTAGTTACTTTCAAACCTTTTTAGAACTAGAATTGTCAAATGTTGAATAATACGTTAGACCTTGTATACAGACTGCGAACTCGTGCAGCAATCAGGCGTCAGATTACATCGCGAAAATCTGTCCAAGAAAATAAACCCGACAGGATTGCTGATCTATTAGAAGAAGCCGCCGATGAACTTGAACTTTTAAGAAAGACCTATGGAAATAACACTAAATGATGATCAAGTAGAATTGCTAAAGCGACTAGTTGATTTCTACAAAGGCGACGATCAGTTCTTTGTAATTTCTGGAGCCGCTGGGGTTGGAAAAACTACCATGATGCGAATGCTAACCCGGGTTCTTAAAAAGAAAAAGCCAGGCATTAAAATCTGTATGTCTGCTCCTACAAACAAGGCAGTTTCTGTTCTTCGAACTTCAGTCAATGACTTTTCTATTGACTTCAAAACCATCTATAGCCTATTAGGGCTTCGCATGGAGGCAACTGGAGCAATCAAAGAACTAAAAGATAAAGGGCAGACAACAATTGAAAACTATGACCTAGTTGTTCTCGACGAGGGTAGTATGGTCTCGGAAGAACTGCTAGAATATATTGAATCAAAGACCGCAATCTCTGGTACCAAAATGGTAATCATTGGTGACCGCGCTCAACTGCCACCAGTCAAGGAAAAAGATTCTCCTATCTGGAAAAAGTTTCCAGTTGACTTTGAATTGACCAAAATTATGCGGCACCAGAACAGTATTCTGGCTTTCGTTACATCAATTCGGGATAACCCAAAGCCGGTGTTTGTTTCTACCGGTGAAGATGTAATGATCGAAAGTGACACCGAATTTATGGACGGAATCGAGCAAGCGGCTAAGAAAGGCTTATTCCATTCTGGTGAGGCAAAAGCGATTGCCTTCAGAAATGTAACTGTAGACTTCTTGAATCGTCTTATTCGAGAAGCCCATTGCCCGGGGATTGACTCAGACTTCGTGGTTGGTGATCGAGTTGTATTCAAGGAGCCGGTGTATCAGGAAGTTGGAAAAAATAAGATTCCCTTGGCCCACACAGATCAGGAAGGAATTGTTACAAAAGTAGATGTTACAACTCATAATAAATATCCACTTAAGGCTTGGAAATTACAGATTAAACTCGATGGTGGTTCAACGATTACATCATATGTAATTCATGAAGCAGGCAAGGCACTTTATCAGGATATGTTAGACAAATACTCATCCACCAAATCCTGGTTTCCTTTTTGGAAACTTAAAGAATCTTTTCATTCTATTTCTCACAGTTATGCAATGACTACTCACCGAAGCCAAGGGTCCTCTATTCCAGAAATCTTCGTGGAAGTGGGTGACATTTTTCTAAATAGAAATATCGAAGATCGAACTAAAATGCTATACGTTGCTTGTAGCCGAGCATCAAAAAAACTCCATATATTTGTCTAGGAATAATATGAATCCAATTTACGGTACTCAGCCTCAGGGTGACTTTGTTAACTATCTTACCCATGTTAATGCACGCTCATCAAACTCATTGGGCTTATCATCATTTAACATGGTTAGGGCTCATGTTAATAATATGTCTTGGTTTTCTACCCTTGAGGAGCTCTTAGAAAATCGCGGTCTTTTACCGGATAACATCAAAAATTATTCTGTATCTGAATTGATGAAGCATATTATGCAGGATGGCAACCGAAACATGGGCGTTCTATATCCCGACCTTGGAGTTGTTGCCTACTCTGGTAATAATAACTATGATCGGCCTGTGGTTGAAATGACTTACAACCTGGGTGCACCAAACGAGTTTAAACGGTATTATGCTACCCCCGACTTTAACAAGTTGGTGGTTCGGGTATGAGCGGCGAAGCTGGTAAGGGATCTGCACAGCGACCCACCGACAAAAAAGCTTATGACCAGGCTTGGGAGAAAATCTTCGGCAAAAAGTCCGGAGCCTAAAAAGTAGATTTTACTTTTATTCTGTAGCGTGTTATAATAACTTATCAACCCAGAAACCTCAAGGAAACATCATGACCGTTAGTGAACTCATCGCCATTCTCCAGACCATGCCTCAGGATATGACTGTAGAGGTCAATGATAATCGAAATGGCGATGTTCACTTCATAGATAGCATCGATTGCTTTACTGCCGAGGATTTTGGGCCAGATGATGATAATCAACCCTGTGTTGTTATCCAAGTCAACTGCTGAAGTATCATGTCTCAAGAACAGTTGAATGAAGCGATTAAAGTGCTAACTAATTTGGCCGAAAGTGCCTGTAAGCTACTTACCAATTCAGACCCGAAGATTTAGATAGAACTGAGCACTATAATGCTAACATACCCTGAAATGGCAAAGCTAGGTCTTTGCCCCTCTACCAAGTACGGATATAACAAGTCTCTACCAGAGGGATTCCCCAAGCCGGATCAGATTACCGATGAGATCTACCGCGGTATGCCGCTTCAATTACAAATTTTTTACTCTATGACTTCAGTAAATGGCATGCGCCAGAAAATTACCAAATGACAATGATTTACTGGGACCTTGACAACGTTGCCGCTGATTTAGCCGGGGCTATTACTCGACTCACGGGTAAGCCACATAGCATCGGTGATGCTATTTCTCTCTCCGATTGGGGAAGAGCTTGCAGAAGTGCCCCTAGATTTTTTCGCGATCTTGACGTCGTGGACGAAGTGCAAAATATTATTGTCGCTCTTGAGGAAGACAGCTGTAAACAAGCCTTCCTAACTGCCCTCCCGTATGATGTTAGATATATCTGGAAATATGCGGGTATGGATAAAGTGAATTGGGTAAATAAAAACTTTCCGTTCGTGGATATTTTCTTCGGACCATATGCTCACCAAAAACTCTTGTATGCAAGACCAGGAGATATACTCATTGATGACAAACAAACAAATATAACCGAATGGGAATCCGCGGGTGGTATCGGCCATCTTTACCGAGACCCAATTTCCTGTAAAAACTTTCTTCATGATAACATTCCCTGGATACACCTTAAGTAATTTATGAAAATCCAAGTAGTTTCTGACCTTCATCTCGAATTCGGGGCTATCGTTATCGAAAACGCCGGCGCTGATGTTCTGATTCTTTCAGGCGATGTCTGTGTGGCAGATGATCTGGATAGAAATATTCCCGGCTATGATCCATTGGATACCGAGATCATTTCTAAGTTTGGAGCCAGGCAGAAAGCAGCAATTCGATATCTTGAGTTCTTCAAGCAGGTATCAGAAGCATTTCCTCATGTGATCTATATTGCTGGTAACCATGAGTTTTACCAAGGAAAATGGGTAAAAAGTCTAGAAATTCTTCGTGAAACGGTGGCAAAGTTTCCTAATATTCACTTTCTTGAGAATGACATTTTCAAACTTGATGATGTAACATTTATCGGTGGCACACTATGGACTGATATGAATAATTACGACCCACTAACTTTGCATGCTACTAAAGATCTGATGCAGGATTATAATCTCATTAGAAATGATGAGCTTGGTTTTACTAAGCTTAAGCCGGCTACTACTGTCCTACGACATAAAAAAACATTGGAATATATCTCCCTAATTGTAGAGGGTAAGCACAATGAAAAGTTTGTAGTAGTTGGTCATCATGCACCAAGTAGAATGAGTATACACGAGCATTATAAAGATCAATATCTAATGAATGGCGCTTATGCTTCAGATTTGAGTGAGTTTATTCTAGACCGCCCACAGATTAAACTTTGGACTGCGGGTCATATGCACCATTCTTATAGATACTATATCGGTGATACCCTAATTGCAGCTAATCCAAGAGGTTATGTGGGTGAGGTTAGAACTGGTTTGTTCAATTCTAGCAAAATTATTGATCTAGATAACATGCCTAATCCAGAGAATGTTAAAACCGACTACGATTGGCTTAAATCTTAGGCAATCTACCTGGGCGATAATCAACTCCCGGTGAACAGTGGCACATATTTTCTTTTACACCATTATTAAACCATCTAGATCCGATAGAGTGCTTATTGCCACCGCCCCATACATTTGAGAGTAATCTCCCCATTATAAAATTCTGGGGAATAAGTTCACCAATGCGTATCATAGTTTCCGAAGTACCATCGTTTACCCAAAAACTATTTTTGGAAATTTCTGTTCCCTGTTTTTGTCCAACGTTGTTAAAGGGAGCTCTCCCTCTAATAAACGATGAGTTTGGTGCTTCTGAAGCAAATCTGGATATAGTCCCGTCATTCCACCACTTGTGATCAGAATTTTTCTTTGACAGGTCAGCCTTTACTTTTTCTGTATGGATATATCCACTGGAGCCATCGCCTCCTGGTTGAAAATTTACCAAGATACCATCCCCTTTAGATTTTCGACCATACCAAGAAATATATCTCCTCTCAAGAGCAAAAGCACCAAGTTCAGTTAGATTAGCTTCCATTATTACAATGTTGGATTTGTCCTTCGGTACAGGTGTTTGACCGTGTTTATCATAGGCCCGTTTGCCTTTACCCTTACCAACGTAGTATGGTGTGCCGGCTTTAGCCGTATTGCTATCTTCTGAACGAAGATAGGCGTAGATATAATAAATAAGTTTGTTGCTCATAAAGGCCTTAGTACGGTTGAGTAAAGGTACTGGAACCGCCAAGTTCGCGAGTACCATCTATTTATACAATGGAAATTTTAGATAATGAACCAGGAAATGGTCACGTACATAATTGCTTTGATTACATGATCGGTGATACCCGAGTAGTTTGTAATCCCCGTGGGTATGTTGGTGAGCAAACCTGCGGAAATTTTGACCCTAACTTTATTATGCAACTTTAATGAATCAAGAAAAACTACAAGCCTGGTTTGACGGTGAGGTTTTTGATAGTGATCTAACTGAATCAGAAGTAGACTGGTTATCCAACCGAGTGTCATCAATTGTGTCGAAAATTATTCTAGGGCGACCCGGCGTCCATACTTTTTCCGAACATAGGACTATTCAATGAATAAAGACAATCAACTTTCTCCAGGTGACCTAGCTGAAATTATCAAGAGTGTCGATGGTATCTCTGTCGGTAAAATAGTTCAATGTGTTCGAGTTGATGGGGTACACAGTAAGCATGGTACTATGTGGCTTGTATCAGCAAGAGACGAGCTGGTGACTGAGTATGGCGCAGTCGGAAATCGAGCCCATGTTCCCCAGGCGTGGTTGAAAAAAATTCTGCCACCTGGTGCCCCTGAGAAAATCCTTGAGAAAGAGCTAGAGCGCGTAGAGAAGTAAGTTTTACTTTTATTTCCGGACGTGTTATAATAACTTATCAACCCCAAACAAGGATAAAATATCATGCCCCGTCTAACCAAAGAAGAAATTGCCCGTGCTGCAGCTGTAGCATGGGCATCTATGATCGAAGAGCGTAAAGCGGAATACCCTGTACAACTGATGTCCGTTCTGCAAGAAGCGACTCAGCCATTCAACAACTACGAACTTCGTGTTATCGCCGGCAATTTCACCCTGCGTGAACGTAATAAGAATGAAGTGATAGTTCTTGCCCCCGTTTATAGCTATGAAAATTTTGAATATCTACAAGATTTAGAGTACGCCCTAGCCTTGGCCAAGGAGTCTCGTTCACGAAAGGCTATTGCCGAAAAATTTCTCAAAAACGCCTTGGCCAAGCTTACAGTAGAAGAACGCAAGGCCCTCGGTTTGTAAGTTTTACTTTTATTCCTGGGTGTAATATAATAAACACATACCAACCAAACATCACTAGGAAACATCATGGACTTCAACTCTTATACCAACAATCTCCCATATTCTAATAGCAAGGGTGATCGTGAGGCTAATCTGGCATATCGGGCCGAGGATCGCCGCCTGACCGAAAAATTCAAGAACGATCTCTTCGAAGACCTTGGTGTAGAAAATCACCCAAAGCGCGAAAAGCTCTATGGACTGGCTCGCGATACTGCCTCCGGTGAAGGCCTGGAACGTCTCTATGAAGTTGCATGTGATTTTGTGGAACTCATGGATCTTTGATTTTACTTTTATCTCCGGGCGTGTTATAATAACTTATCAACAAGGAAACACCATGAACAACACCGAATACACCACCCAAATCGAAGAAGAAAAAACCCAGTGGTTCCTGAATGGAGTACTGCAGCGTGCCGATGGACCAGCTGTTGAGTGTGCTGCCGGCACCAAGATGTGGTACAACGGTGTGGAAGTAACCGAACAGCAACTTCCTGTGGTTTAAGTTTTACTTTTATTCTAGGGTATGGTATAATAACTTATCAACAAGGAAACATCATGAACACTACCGAATACACCGTAAAAATCTCCGGAGGCAAAACCCAGTGGTTTCTGAATGGAGTACTCCATCGGATCGATGGACCTGCTGTAGAGTATTCCATTGGTGGCAATGAGTGGTACTTGCATGGCGTACTCCATCGAATCGATGGACCAGCCTTTGAGTGTTCCAATGGTTACCCGTCATGGTACTTGAATGGTAAACTCCACCGAGAGGGTGGCCCAGCCGTTGAGCAGGACGATGGTACAAAGCAGTGGTTCTTGAATGATAAACTCCACCGTACCGATGGACCTGCTGTAGAGTATTCCGATGGTGGCAAGGAATGGTGGTTGAACGGTGTGGAAGTAACCGAACAGCAACTTCCTGTGGTTTAAGTTTTACTTTTATTCTAGGGTATGGTATAATAAACACATACCATCCCACTAGGAAAAAATTATGAAAACAATTAAAACGATTTCAATGCAAGCTTGGTTTGAAAACCGTATGACCTACGGTCAGACCCTAACTATCTCCCAGCTAAAGCAAATGGGCTTCTCCAACCCTTATGACGCAGCATATGCTGCCCGACAGAAAGGTATTTCTGTCAAACGCTTTATCAAAGATACCCAAGATGGTCCCGTATCTGTTTACAGTCTAGATGTCTGATAAGCAAACTTTTGCCCTCGTCAGGAAATAATTCATGATCTCATCTTATGAGCGAATCGCAAACCGACTTATTTTTGGTCAGAAGCGACCTAAGCCATTCTGTTATTTTGATGATGTTAAGCTTAGCTGTGGCACTAAAAGCCTCCATCGTACCCAAGCATCCAGAATGTGGCGGACTTTCTGGCGAATCAAGAGCGTAGGTCGATAAAGTTTACTTATCAACAATTTAGGAAATATTATGAATCAAGTAATGATGCCAGCAGGTGAGTACTATATTGGCGATCTTTGTTATGTTCTTTCTGCTGAGTGGGATGAATGTTGTGAGTTGTTCTTTGCCGGTGGCTCTAACCAAAGCAATAAAGGCGAATTTACTCTAAAGGGCGTCCGCAGATTTATTAGTTATGATACTATGTATGGAGATGGATCCTATCAAACGAATACTGGTGGAAACATTGATGTCGATTCTGGCTCCATTGGTTGTATTCTGGTAAGTGATATTCGAGATATGCAAATTTCTGATATCCGTAGTAGCGGCGTGATTCACGTTTTTGACAAACCCTTTTTTAGCTTTACACATAAAGGAACTTTGTATTTTGGAGATCTAAGTGTCAATACCGGTATTAATAATGACGACACAGACGAAGATATGGATTATTACCCTAAATAATAAGTTAAAACTATGAAAAACCAATTAGAAATAACCAAAGAGTGGTTCGCAAGAGCAGTCCCAGCACCCAATAAAAAACATGCCTGTGTTCAGCTTGGAGTACACTTTGAAGAAATCTCCGAGATGTTACAATCATTATCGATTGTAAAAACTGCGGAAGTTATGAGTGGGTTAGGCGACTTCTACAAAACTCAGGTGTTAGACCTAGAGGGTCTAACCATTGATCGAAAAGAACTGCTTGATTCCTTGTGCGATCAAATTGTTACCGCGGTTGGTGTTGCACACATGTTTGGTTTGGATATTACATCTGCCGTCGCTGAAGTGAACCGGTCCAATTATTCCAAATTCGACTCTGAGGGAAAGCCCATTTTTAATGCGAATGGAAAAATCACAAAGGGTCCCAACTACAGCAAGCCTGATCTAACTGGAATGTTTTAATGAGCAAATTAAAGCAGATCGACGGTGATCTGCTTACCTTGGCATATCATGGGAACTTCGATATTATTGTACATGGGTGCAATTGTTTTAATGTATTCGGCTCAGGTATCGCAAAGCAGATCAAGGAACGATACCCCGAGGCATATGCAGCCGACCAAGAAACCGATATGGATAGTATCCACAAACTCGGAAACTTTAGTATGGCAAAAGCCAATGGGGATATTGATTTTTTGATTGTGAATGCCTATACGCAATTTGGTTACAACTCTGCTGGGAGACCAGTTTTAGATCGGTTTGAGTATGAGTCTTTTCGTCTTATTCTCCGTAAGCTTTCATACACGTATGGAAAAAGCCGATTCGGGTTTCCCATGATCGGAATGGGTTTGGTAGGTGGTCGGCCCCAGAAAATCATCAACACCCTTCAGGAATTTGCACTGGATGTCGAGAAGCAGGGTGGTACGGTAACCATGGTGCGGTACGTGTGATTTAAGTTTTACTTTTATTCCTGCCTGTGTTATAATAAACACATACCAACCAAGGATCATAAAATGAACACTGCTCAAATTATTCTTTCCCAGCTCGGCGGCAACCTCTTCGTCGCAATGACCGGGGCAAAAAATCTGGCATCTAGCCCAAATGCACTTCACTTCAAATTGCCGAGTAATTTCGCCCGAGGCGGCATCAATTCGGTAAAGGTGACTTTGACTCCAGATGATACCTATACAGTTGACTATTTTAAAATCCGAGGAGTGACAGTCAAAAACATCGCGAAAAGTGTCGGTATCTTTTCTGATATGCTTCAAAAAGATTTTACCAACATCACTGGTTTGAATACTTCTTTTTAATCTTCTTAACTTCTGGGAAAACTCATGGCTGCATCTGTATTCTTCTCCATCAATTTGACACCAAAATCCAAGGAAGCTAAAAAGCTGACACGGGTAGCAAACCGAACATTGAAATCGGTTCGTGACTCTAAAAAATCTGGCAAGTGTATTACAATCTACTCCAAGGAAGCCTAAATGCAACAGTTTGACAAAATGCGCTATTCACAAGAACACATTGACTTGATGGAACGAAATCAAGTACGAATGGAAGAAGCTAAGAAAAAAATGGGCACTTCCTGGCTACTGCACCCCCAGAACAAGGTGGCACCAAATACAAATGTAACTAAACCTGTTCTTGCCAGTAATTTTTAATAGAAAAACAATGATTACAAAAAATCTCCAGACCGCTTTTAACGACGGACAAGTAATTGTTACTTTTACCAAAAAAGATGGCACCACTCGCATTATGAGATGTACCACTAACGTGGCTCTAGTCGGCCATCTTTTTGTAGCCCAACCCGCGAACGATCAGGTAGTTCCTGCTAAACCTGGGCTGTTTCGGGTGGTTGATCTTGATGCTGATGCCTTCCGTAGTTTCAATGAGAGCCAAGTCCTCAGTTATGACTATTTGAGCAGTGAAGGTTTGGTCACCGTTGATTGTTCACAAGAGATTATGATTACTGCGTAGGCTCTTAATTTCAAACATTCTAAATTGTATAAATAGTAGACACAACCTGGAGTTTTTATGCAATCATTTAGAGATTTTCTCGAACTAAACGAGAAAAATGGCCTTTGGGATAACATTCACAAAAAACGTGAGCGAATTAAAAGGGGCTCTGGTGAAAAAATGCGAAAGCCTGGTTCGGAGGGCGCGCCGACCGCAGCCGATCTAAAAAATTCTCAGACCAACGAGGATGCAAACGGCTTCAAAAGCCCAACTGGTGGTCTAACCCAAAAAGGTCGAGACCATTATAATAGTAAAACTGGAAGTAATCTAAAGGCACCCGTAACTACACCACCTTCAGAACTAGAGCCCGGTAGTAAGGCTGCAAACCGAAGAAAAAGTTTCTGCGCTAGAATGTCTGGTGTAGAAGGTCCAATGAAAACCCCCGACGGTGAACCTACCAGGAAAAAATTAGCCCTGGATAAGTGGAACTGTTAAACAAGAAAGCTTTATTATGAACGACAACCAAGATCTACAATCAGACCCGGTTACCTACTCGGAACTTCAGATTACGGCAATTAAAGGTCTCATTAATGAACTTAGTGGCTCAATGACTCGAGTTGAAGGTGAACGGGACTTCCAAAAAGAGGCAATTGCCGCTATCGCAACTGAACATTCCTTAGAAAAACCTCTACTGAAAAAGTTAGCTCGCGTATTTCACAAAAGTCGCTTTTCTACAGTTCAAGAGGAAAATGCAGAACTTGAGGCTACATACAAAAAAGTATTCGGCGAGCAATAATATTACAGCTGAAAAAGTTTAGACCAACCAAGCCAAGTAGGTTAGAAGAGCTAGGCTTTAAATTACTACTTGGTGCCTGCCTCTATATCCCCGGCTTCTGGCTGGTACTTTATTTTTCCCACCATATCTAAAACATGGGGCGCTTTTTACAAGGCGCCCCATTTTACTTTTATTCGTTGTTGTGTTATAATAACATTTTAAGGAGAATATTATGCCCATCACCGTAGATATGTCCAATGTGTACATCGCATCCGTGACTGCCTTCCCTCAGGATTTCAAAAAAGGCGAGCCCATGGAAAAAATGGAGCAAATTGCCCGACATGTTTTTCTGACTACAACCCTAGGCTATAAACGACAATGGGCAGAAAAGTGTGGTAATCTCATTATTGCATGTGACGGCCGAAAGAACTGGCGCCGAGAGGTATTCCCTCCTTATAAAGGTCAGCGAAAAGCCAACCGAGAAGAGTCTGATACGGATTGGTCATCAATTTTCAGTATTATGCACGACCTTAAATTTGAATTAGCTAGTCTATTTCCTTACAAGGTCTTACAGGACGATGCTGCAGAAGGCGATGATATCATCTTTATCTTGTCTGACTATTTTGCTGAGAATGAATTTGTTCAGGAGGGTCTAGAAGAATCCCCCCAGCGTGTTATGAACATTTCATCGGACCATGATTTTCTTCAACAGTATAAGCATAAAAATTATGCACAATGGAGTCCACGGGTCAAAAAAATCGTCCCTAAACCAGAAAAAACATTTCTGGTCGAAAAAATCATCAATGGCGACTCGGGTGATGGTGTACCTTCTGTTCTCATGGAAGATGATTTCTTTATGGACAAGGAAAAATATGGTCGAGCTAAACCAGTAACTAAGGCAATTATTAAAAAATATTCAAATCTTGCATCCTTAACTCCGTTCGAACTCGCCAGATACAAACGCAATGAACGATTAATCAGTTCAGAATGTGTACCAACCGATCTTAGGGATCGAGTTATTTCTCAGTACAAAATGGCTCCAGATAAAGCTGATCGACAGGGTATTATGGATTTGTGTATTAAATATAAGCTGAAGCAGATTCTACCCCGTATCATGGACTTTTAAAGGATTATTATGGAACTAATTAAAGATATTTTAAGTGATGCAAATAAGGATATCACCTCTCTTAAAAAATATTCTAGCAATAGTGTAGTACGGCCTGTGTTTGAACACGCATTCTTGACAGAAAAAAAGTTCATTCTTCCCGATGGTATCCCTTCATATAAAGCCCAATTGGGATCCTCAGAGCAATTGACCGGCTCATTCTATATGGAAACAAGGCGCTTTTATGTCTATTGTAGAAGTGATCTAAAACCACTCAAGCGTGAAACCATGTTTATTTCATGCTTAGAATCCCTATCAAATGAGGAAGCAAAAATTCTAATTGCTATTAAAGAGCAGAAACTAGATTCTTTGTTTCCTAATATTACTCTAGAAAAACTTAGGGGTATTGGCTTTCTAAAGTGACAGAAAAAGAAGATCGCTATAATCAACTCTATATGGATATAGCTGAACGATTTGCACAAATGAGTCATGCTGTTCGTGCAAAAGTTGGGGCTGTATTAATTAGAGATGGTAATGTAATTTCATTTGGGTGGAATGGTACTCCAAAAGGAACCACAAATAGATGTGAGCTAGATATTATCGAAAATGGTGTTCTAACTACTGTAACCGCATCCAATGTTCAACACGCGGAAGAAAATCTGCTGATGAAGTTGCTTCAATCTGGAATATCTTCTAAGGATTCCACTCTATATGTAACCTTACTCCCCTGCCATCAGTGTTCTAAACTAATATATGGAGCTGGTATTAAAAATGTTTACTACCGAGATTCATATAGAGATAGTTCTGGGGCCCGGTTTTTGGAGTCTCTAGATATTAAAATTGAAAGACTAACATGAAAATAAAAAGATGGTTAGGCCCTGGAGCTAAAGGTTCGATCAATAAAATATTAAAGGATAATATGAGTAAAGATAATATCAGCTATTGTGAGACCGAAATTACAGAATATATCAAATCTCAGTTTCTAATGGCAAACATTAATGCCAAACGATCTGTGGTGGGTAGATTTGTAAATCTTTCCCGTGGAACGCTTCAAGCAGAAAACATCGTAAATTTTATCTCTAGTCTTATAAAAGATAAAATTATAGCTACCGCAGTCAGCACGAGAATAACCCAGATAGTTAATGAGGACAATAGCCTAATGGTAAGTGTCAAATCATCCTCTACGTCAATTGATATTTTTCTGTCTGGTGATAATAAATTGGTTAATAAGTTAGAACTAGCCATTTGTGAAAATTATGAAACCATCCCATGTTCAATTGAATGGATAACCACCATAGATATGAACTCGGTTCTTATTCCACTGGTTCGGCCAATCGGTATTACAGAAGAGTCATACCCGTTTATTGAGGGTGGGCTTGATAATCTAGTTCATAATTATTTGAATGGGCCAGAAAACATCCTACTGTTAATTGGCCCTCCTGGAACTGGAAAGACGAATCTTATTAAACATATCATTTCAGAATCTAAGCGCGGAGCTATGGTAACTTATGATCCATTAATCATGAGTAAGGATAGTATCTTTGCGACCTTTGCTGAATCTGATGCCGGGACATTAGTATTTGAGGATGCTGATAATCTATTAGGTACTCGAGCATCTGGAAATGAAATAATGGTAAAGTTTCTTAATTCCTCAGATGGATTGGTTTCTGCCGCCAATAAGAAAATGATTTTTAGTACTAACCTAGAAAACTTGGATGATGTGGATCCTGCTCTTACTAGACCTGGTCGATGCGCGGGTGTAATTCGCTTTCGCGCCCTTGACCACGTAGAGATCCTAAAATTTCTGGCCGTACATAAAAATATTGCCTGGCGCCCGACTGATCAGGTACCAAAAACCTTAGCAGAAATCTACAACCACTCAGAGAAAAACCGAGACACGGGAAAGCGTAAGGCTGGCTTCTACTGACAGCATTTTACTTTTATTCTGCGATGTGTTATAATAAACACATACCCCGAAAGATAAAGATGAAATTTTTTGTTATAGAATTTGTGATGGCCCAATATGATGACTATGAGGGCTGGAATGAGCCGAATCAACAGACTTTCCTGGAAGCGGTAGATCAAGCTTCTGCTGTTCGGCAGTTCATGGAAGAAACGCCGGAAGCCAGAATACTGCGGGTAAATCTGCGGACTTGGTAAATTCTGGTTCTCTGGCTTGAACCAACTTAAAGATCAAATGAACAAATACCTAACTGTGCGAGAATTGGTAGAAATCCTTTGCTACATGGATCCCGATAGCAACGTGGCTTTTCTAGATACCAACGAAGAAAGCGGAGTTCAAACGGCTATTCCTGTAACTAAAGCCATAAGAACTTTGGTAGAACGTAGCCAGTATATCGACCCTGATGGGACTTACTACATCATTAATATGAACAAGGATGCTGCCCTTGCCCGCGGCGCCGAAAATATCACCCTTCTGAGCTGAATTTTACTTTTATTCTGGTGTGTGTTATAATAAACACATACCAACCAAAAGTGAAAAATCTTGAACTAATCTATGTAAGTGACGAGACCTATTAGGTCATCAACGAATCCGGCAATGTTCTGTTGCAGGGCGAAATTATCTGAGTGCCTCCTCTTTATTGAATCCAACTAATTATTATGATTAAAGCTAAAAATCCAGCAGACCAGCACTTCTTTGACTTTCTCTATCAAGTCAGAAAAAGCGGGCAAATTAACATGTTCGCAGCGCCTTCAGTTATGGTAGACAAGTTTGGTATTACCCTGAAGGAATCTCGGGAAGCATTTATTCGTTGGACCGAAGAATTTAAGGAATAAAATGTTTAATCTATCAGAAGCGCTAGACGCAATCAAGAACAAATCCGAGTTCAAGCATAATATTCGGAATGGCTATAGTGTTATTGATTATTTTCTGACTCTACCTGGCACCTTCTTGGGTAAGAATGACCGCGAAACTCTTATTTTGAAAAATCTTCGCGGAACTTGCTTCGATCAAGATGGCTTGATCTGTAGTCTTGCCCTCGACAAATTCCACAATTTAGGAGAATGTGATGGTTGGCGTGTAGAGGATATTGACTTTACCCAGAAATTTTCTGTCTTAGAGAAAAAAGATGGAAGCATGATTCGCATGATCCCTATCGGCGAAGGTTATCGTCTTGGAACTCGTGCTGGTATTACTGAATATTCAGATATGGCCGAACGGTTCGTAAAAAACTCATCCCTAAAAGATTCATACGAAGCATTTTTTCTGAAGTGCCTAAAGGACAATACCACGCCAATCTTTGAGTATACCTCACGAGAAAATCAGGTTGTCATTGATTACCCTGTTGCTGCTCTAACTCTACTTGCGGTTCGTAATAACATCTCTGGGTCTTATTGTAACTATAATGAACGGTCCT